GATTGGTATATCCATACCGACGGGTCCCATATTCTCTAGGAATATTCACTACTTAACTAGTTACTACTAAGTAGTATACTAGTGAAAAGCTTTAGATATCAACTACTTATAGCTAGTTACTAGGGGTGGAGCTATAGTAAACTATAAAATTTTTTTAGACTTTTAGGAGCTAGTAGGGACTAGTGGAGCTAGGGACTAGTGGAGCTAGGGACTAGTGGAGCTAAAAAAAAATATAGCTATAGGAGAGGAGCTAATCGTGAACTACATGGTATGTAATATATACTCCACATTTCCATATACTATACCCCCCACTAACTTATAGGTCAAAGTCCTTGGCTATGCTTAACTACACTATGCTCTAGCTATCACCTATCTATGCTTATGCTATAGCTTTAGCTTGATACTAGGCATATTGGTATGGGGGCGGGGTATGATACATTTTATGGTATAAGAATAGTAAGGACAGAGCTTGTATGAGCTCTGTGGCTGTGCCCCCTGGAGGTGATAGCCCAGGGGTCACAGCAAGAGGGAGACCCAACTGGAGGTCAAATCTGCACCCTCTTTTTTTGCATTGAGGTAATAAGCACTTATAGTAATGTATTGCTATACACAAAGCTGGTCATGCATAATATATACTATACATTATAGGTACTTAACATAGCTCACCGTCGAGACACCATAGATTATGCTAGTGTAAGCTATTGTAATAACTAGTAAACTAAACTTATTGTATACAACTCCACTTTTTTTTTCAAATTACTAGTGGAATATGATATATCGGTACGAATATACCTCTTGTGGATAAAGGCTAATATCTTAGTGATATTACTAGTGAATATAGAGTTTTTCTCAAGTACTTTTTTCCAGTCACTAGTGAAATGTACTATATCGGTACGAATATACCTAGTTCCTTTTTTTGCCTTCACACTCGGAGATTTAGTGAAAACAGAGAAGGATTATTCACTATAGGTGCTCAAGTGTGATTAGGTACTATAGGTTAATCAAAAAAAAGAGGGCATATAGCCCTCCTAGTCTTCCTCTTCAACTGGATGCCAAATCTTCTGGAGCTCCTTATCGGGAGGGGCACCCTCACCGTAGTATTTACCCACTAACACCCATATCTCTTGCATGGAAGATGTGAACCTATAAGTCCTCACATCTCCTTCTACATTAAAAGTCAAGGGACCTAGCACAACGTGGTCTATTTTCCTGCCGCTTTCCTTAACTAGTGCAGCCACTACTATTGTAGATATTGCAAGTATTTCATGTAGTTCCGGGTTTATCTTGTTGATAGTCTCAATCCCTAGAACCTTCCCAGCAGCTATATTTACCACCAAGACCTTTTCAACATCTATGCCATACTTATTCAGCTGGAGCAGCACTCCACTGCACAGCTCATCATAAGACGCAGCTTGAGCTGTATAAGGAGCAACTATTAGCATTAACATCACTAGCATCTTTTTCATTTGACTCTCCTTTTAGGAAATAGCTTCTTCTCCTCTTCAATAGGCATGCACTCTTTCAGCTTATCTTCTGCAAGCGACTGTAATCTTGAGTATTTTTCATAGTCTTGGGTGTGCCCAAAGTACCGACGTGGAGTCTCCCCGAGCATCAGACGACGGCAGCTTAGCTCCACTGATATACGCTCCTTCGCAATATCAAGCTGTGGTTTTTGATAGCTAAATCTAGATAGGGGATTATAATAAGTTCTTACCATAGAAAATACCTCCTAGGGAATAGTTTATTCTTCTCTTCTAGTATTTTCAGTACTTTACCTTCCTAGTCTTAGAGGAAATAGTTTATCTTTACCATTAATCCCCTCAATCTGCAGCTTAATAGCTAATGCCAACACCTGATCAATTAAGGTAAAGTCAGTACTAGCTAGTCCAAGAGCAAAGTGAGCTGCCATCTTCAGCATAGAAAGGAATCTAAGATAAAGCCCCCACCCACACCCTTCCCAGAATAGTATAACTCTCTCCAGCATCTCTAAGCCACCATGCTTCGTTATAGCTTCAGTGATTAGGCGAAGATCACTCTCCCTAAATTTTTGATTAGTTAGAGGGTCAATGTTAAATAAAGTCCTTGCTGAGATGCAAGCGCGAGTGCTTGAGTCATTGACTTGAGGGGCTAGAGTGTTAGGGTAAGTGGCGGCAGTGCTAGGGTAAATGGTTAGAGTGTCTGGGGAAGTGTCGGCAGTGCTAGGGTAAATGGTTAGAGTGTCTGGGGAAGTGTCCAGAGTTATAGTGTAATAATATTGTAGCATAAATTCTCCTTAAGTTTAAGGGAGTTAAGTGAGATATAATACTCCCCTCCATCCTATACCTAAGCTTTACTAGTACCTTAACTAGTAAACTATCCTAGTTATTTTAATGACTTAGCTTATCACTCACTAGAGCTAATACTACCTGTTATCATTAACTCCTTAACTTTACTAGTTATTTTAATAACTTAGCTTAGCTTAACTGGAGCTTCCACCCAACTGTACTCATACCCAATTTATTTAAGCATTATGAACACTTACAGTAGCTTAAACTAGTGATTACCCTCCTTATACCTTGAATTAAGCTATATTGGGACTATACTTACACTCACCTCCTGAGCTTCAGCATACTATCTAACGATTGTTAGACTATCTAACATCTGTTAGATACTAGATTTAGCTTGGGATGGAAACTGTGTGAGTATGAGCTTTAGGAGAGGTTTCATCTATAATGATATTATTAGGCGTCCGCTGTATCTCTGCTAGGATCTGGTCTATGCTCACAGGTTTATAGTCCCAGACATCTACACCAACATTGATTAGGAGCTTATCCTTTAGGTACTTGGTCTTCCAATGATGGTGGATATGGCCGCAGAGGACTATATTACAGAAGTCTGGTATTTCCTCTATCATTGTAGGTGGGTAGTGGACTAGGAGTGCTTTCTGCTTGGAGAACCTGATTACGGCTTGTTGGAGACCTCTGACCTTATTATTATAATCATGGTTGCCTAGGATGTGAACTATTTTGCCGTTAAGCCGTGATTCCCAGTGCCCTGCTGTCAGTTCTTTGCTGGTACGGAGACAAAAATCCCCTAGGTGATAGACTAGGTCTTCCGGCTGGACCAGGCTGTTCCAGTTAGTGATTAGATTTTGGTTCATCTCCTCTATGGTAGTGAATGGCCTGGAACAGTACTTTATGATGTTCCTATCCTCAGTAGTCCAGTGATTGAGGTGTAGGTCGGCTGTGAAGTAGATTCTCATGTTAGTTTTAGTTCTCCTTCCGCTAGTTTTAGAGGGAACAGCAGCTTATTGGAGCTGCGTTCTGAGGTGCAGACTACTGCTAGCTTATACAGTTCAACTTCTAATTCGACTAGTCCCATAAGGCTTGTAGCTCTGGTAAAGCTGACATTCCAGTTGAATTTATGCACGGTTACGTACAACAGCACTATTTTCCTGACCAGCTTATCGCCAGACTCTGTCTGCATGAGATTCCTGGCTAGTGTTCTTATTCTCTTTATTGCTGGGCTTGGATCCGCAATGTCTGGAAACAGCTTCTTTTCTAGTCTCTGTATTGATTCATTGGCGAAAGCATAGCTGCAGACTGGTGCGAGGAGTCGGGCGGGCCTGTCACAAAAGGTATATAACGGCTCACCTCTAGTGGGTAAGGCTAGGAATTCCTCTAGATCTATACTATCTTGCTGCTCTAACTCAAGCATCTTAGTTCTCCCTCTACTAGTTTGGTCTGCTGGTCTTCTGTTGGGTGGTCAAGGTATTCATTAAGGTTGATATTACCCTGTGCAGCTAGTATATTCATTTCCCCTCCTCAAAGTATTCCCTGGCTGTTTGCGGCCATACGTCTGACAGCTCACGGTCATAGATAGTAGATCCGAATTTTTCCTCCTTAATTATTCTAGCTGTGGGTTAACCGCTCAGAGCTGTATGTCTCGATTATATGCACTAGGGCATCTGCCTCATTCCGTAAAACCATCTGGATATTATCTGGGCCGAATCTCTCTAAAAGTAGAAAATTAGTGTTCTCTACATACTTTGTAGGGTTTGTTCTTAGATCGTCTTGCTTAAAGGCTAGGGAGGCAGCTATTAATTTAATAAATTCAACTACTTTACTAGGCTCTTTTAGCTTTATCACTTTAGAGACAAGCTCAGACATGTTGTCTACTCCAGAATATATACTGTCTAGTGATTCCCCAAATAGTTCATCAGATAAGCTGCTTACAATTGCATGAGGTACTTCATAACAATAATTGAGTGCTGTTCCATCTAGAGGTAAATCTTCGTAGCGGTAACCTCTAAAGTAAAACCACATTTTTGCTGGTTTCTCTGTTGCTTGCAGCAACCTTACCAGCGACTGAACTAGATTCACACCTGTAAGCATGCTATTCAGAGAGTTCTCAAATAAAATATGTGCTAATTCTCTCGAATCAGTAGTTAATCTTTCCTTAGGTATTTGCTCCAAGTATGCCTCCAGATCTTCTAATGATACTGGCATGATTACTCCTAGTAATTAACTATTCTAGCCGGGAAAAGCATTCCCTCGCTACTAAGTACTCTTTCTGAGTTATAAGATCTATACATAGATTCTAGTGATTCAACTAAACTACTCAAGGATGATATGACAAAAAACTTATTTATCGCAACCATCCCTGACCCGGATCCAGATTCAATCATTTCTGACTTATAGACATGTGTTTGCAGATCATTAATCTTATGAATAATTGCTGAGATTAGTAATCTTATAATTTCAATTAGTTTTGCTGGTTTCTCTGTTGCTTGCAGCAACCTTACCAGCGACTGAACTAGATTCACACCTGTAAGCATGCTATTCAGAGAGTTCTCAAATAAAATATGTGCTAATTCTCTCGAATCAGTAGTTAGGTACTTATCCGTACAGCTAAACGACATTTTTACCTCCCTTTTGTATTTCCTTCAACTAGTTTGCTAGGTATTTACTCACAGCAAAAACTATACCAAAGCTAAATAACAAGCTTGATATGCTGATCTCATCCTATATTCCCTCCATAGTTAGTTTCCTTGGAAATTGAGTCTTCTATTTCTTTGTAATCCACTAGTACCACCTTTTACTAGTTTCTACCCATCAAAGTAGAGTTCTAGAGGGAATAACTTCTGATCATTTTCGGCAGATACAATGGCTTTCAAGGCTTTACGTACAATTTCTCTTGTGGGAAATAGTTCTTTGTCATGTGCAGCCGCCCATCTAGGAAATTCATTATGGTGCAGCCAATAAGCTAAGTCCAGCAAGCTTAACTCCCTGATACTATCTTTAACATTTTCACACAACATACAAGTGCTAAGTAGTTTTTCTACCAATGACTCTGTCGGTATTCTGTCTCCCTGCCGACCAAAAAGGGTAATAGTCATTTTGAAGACATCGTCGTATTTAAATTCAAAAACCTCTCCCGAAATTACATTGTACATTCTAGTACCCCCCTGTTTACAACTTATTTAAATATTGAAGGACTCCAAAGTGTCAATTATGTCTGCGGTAAAATCAACAAGGTCGTCCATAGTTATGCCCTCTGTCTTAGGAAAAAGTTTTCTTTTGTTATGCTGTATCTTCTTTAAAGCTATTCCTGTTATCATTTGTAAATCCGCAATCATTCTTCTCTTTGACTGTTCAGGTCTCTTAGCTTTGTTCCTGCTCAAAGCCAGAAACAGTGACTTAACAAATAGCACGTAATCATCATAAGGTAGATTAGCTACCGCATCGTTAATAACTATTCTTACATAATCTACAAGAGGTATCTTCCCATTTAAGAAAATCATTTGCTCCATCTCATCTAGTTCCTCTGGGATAGCATACACGTCGACGTTTTTCAATTGTTTAGCCATAACTACTCATCCTTGTTATCCTCACTTTTTTCTATAACTAGTAAACCACCAGGACCAATATTAATACCGGCTTTTTTTAGGAGCTGGTAGACCATTACTTCAGCTTCATCCCTAGACTCAGCAGGGATATCATACACGTTGACGTTTCCGTTAACACTAATTCCCTCGTCAGTGTCGATTATGTCTACGGTAAAATCAACTGTACTGTAGTTTCCAAGATCCGTTTTCATTAAAGCAACATCAAGGTCATCTTCTACCATTTGGTTAAGCTCCCAAATCCTAGTAAGTTTAGCTTCTATGCTTACGCTCACGTTATAAAGCTTTTTCATGTTACTCTCCTTTTTTAGTTAGACCAAACTTCTACTAGCTGAAAGACCAATCACCCAGTTCCCCTAAGTTAAGTTTCCTTCCCATAATACCTTACCGTTTGGCTTACCATGCAATCTCCATAGCTTCCCATCAAAAGATGAAACCAATCCTATCTCCCACAATCTAACCACCGGGGAGAAATCATATCCGTAATCAATATCAAAGAAAGATGAAAAGTAAGCCCTGACCGAATACCAGACCGAATCCCAAACCGAATGCCAGACCGAATCCCAAACCGCATTCCAGACCGAAGCCCAGGCAGAGACCCTGATCGAATGCCAGACCGAATCCCCGACCGAATCCCTGATCGAATGCCAGACCGAATCCCCGACCGAATCCCCGACCGAATTCCAGACCGAATCCCAAACCGAAGCCCAGGCCGAATTCCTGGTCGAATCCCTGACCGAAGCCTTGGCCGAATTCCTGGTCGAATCCCTGACCGAAGCCCACTTTTTTACTAAATCAACTATTTCTGGAGTAATTTCGGGTGCATCCATCTCGAATGGATGAATAATTGGCTTAATGATTAACGGCTCTACAATTGTTTTCCAATCAAAATTATCTAGTTGCTTTTGAACAATCCTATTATCGTCAGTGGTGTTTAGTTGATCAATCACAAACTTACCAGTCAGGGGGTTGTATTCGTATTTGTTCATCGAGTCTTCCTTTTCCCCTTTGTAACCGAAGTAGTCAGCTATGGACGTGTGGGAGTCCGGTTCGTAATTTTTTATCTCACCAGACAGCATCTTCTTGCGAAGCTCCCAATTAAAATAGAACAGCTCTCCACCACCATCTGAATTACAGCTGAAAAATTTACACATTTTCATTCCTCCTTTTAATAAGATTCCTTAGTTCCGGCATTGGTATATTAAACAGCCGCAAACATCTTTCCGGGGGGTGCGGTTGGTTTGCCCGGATCATCACCAGATATTGTAGTGTATCTACTCCCCTCCGTCACGAACGCAACGGACGTAATAGTCGTATGACTTAGGGTTGAGCGCACTGCTGTAGTAGAAGTACACGCTCCAGGCATAGTCGGTACTGTCTGCGTTCGTGGTACCCGACCAGTAACACTTAGACAACATGCCCGGCAACAGAGTTACCGGATCATGTAATTTTCCGTCTCTTATTTTTCTCAGTTCCTCAATACTGGGGAGTCTCCAACCGTTCCCCAGCGACTGAGCATAGGCCATAGCTTTATCCCAGTCCATGGGTCCAGCATTTTCAAGTGACCACTGCAAGCTAGTTTGAGTATCTAAATAGTGATCTGCTTTCTTAACAAATCCTTCCTTTTTGTCTCTCTCTTTTCCCTTCTCAATTTCTTCGTCTGTGATGAAGCTCTCCGGGGAGGGAGTCACCGGGGATTCTGTCCTGGTCGGAAGGGTGCCAAGAAGTTCGTTTGTAACAAGATCCTCCTCATCTTCCCACAATTCTTTGGGCCAGCCCTTGGTGTTGTTTGTGCTCGCCAGTATGAAAAAGAACACCTTCCACTTTTCGGGATATTCTTTAAAATGAATCGCATCTGCATGAAGACGATATAGCTCGTTGGCGGCAGCGCAGCACTTTTTCTTAAACTCCCTGATCTTTTTTTGGACTTGCTGTTCGGCCCTGGCCTTAACTATTTTTTCAAATTTTTCTCCTGTCATGTTTTCTCCTTCCATCTTTTACTCTCTATTGTATAACGTGCTCTTTCTTTAACCCTAGATACATTTCCAGCTGTGCTCGCAAAATCCAGTGCCAGCCGTCCCAAGCACAGATTTCCTCTTTCTCCTTCTTTGTCAGCATCTTTGGATAATCACCCCAACACTTTTCGTCATTCATAATGTCCTCTCTCCACTTCTTCAACGGAGGCATTTCCGCCCAATAATTACGCCAGAACGGGAGGAATTTGGTAGTAATGGTTTTCGCGGAAACGGAAAAAGTAAAACTAAAAACCCATTCCGCTTCGATTCCCCCTCCCGCCCAGATCGCCTCTCCCGCCTCGATCCACTCTCTTGCCTCGATCCCCCTTCCTGCCTTGACATTACCTGTCACATAGCAATCATTGACAAATATTATCTTCCCATCAAAGATCAAATCGCCTTCTATCCTCGACTCATTAATTATTTTTTCTGTCATAAATCCTCCTTTGTTCCTACCCTTCCATCAGCTAACTTAATCTGCGTTCCAAGTTTCATCATCCCCCTTTCTTCCAATAATAACGCTTATAAAGTAACCCAGGTTCCCATTTCTTCTTCCCGGTTTTTTACTTCGACAAGAAGTTCCTCGGCGATAGATATAAGACGGACAAGTTCATCTTGAGGAATATCTAGGCCAACACAGGATTTACACCTTTGGATATGCTCTTTAATCTCTACAAATCGTTTTTTATTCATTTTTATCTCCTTGGGTTTGAATACCCCAGCAGCATCTTCTCAACATCTTCTCTTGTATGTTCAGCAATCACTTTCAGTTTCTTTACCCTGAATTTACCCTCGGTATTGAGAGGAATTACAATATCATCGGGAGAGTTTACCTCAAATCTCACACTTCAAGAATTTTACACTATCTTTGCCATTAGAATCTTGCCAGCACCATCGTAAGGTAGCCACATTTAACCCCTGACCACACGCTTCAAGCTCATTGGTATCAAGCTCATCTTCTTTATAATCCTTACCAACCTCATAAACCGCAGTTTGATAGGGTGTCTTGTCGCCAACCGTATATTTCCAAACAGTGAGTTTGCCCCCAAAGGGATTTAAGTATATAAAGATCAGGTTGAAAAAAGATTTCTGCGTCCCTCAAGTCTGCGCCCCCCCAAGTTTGCACCCCTCAAGTACACACCCCTCAAGAATGCACCCCTCAAGTCTGCGTCCCCTCAAGTCTGAGCCCCCCAAGTTTGCGTCCCTCAAGTCTGCGTCCCTCAAGTTTGCACCCCTCAAGTCTGAGCCCCTCAAATCTGCGCCCCTCAAGTATGCGTCCCCCAAGTCTGAGCCCCCCAAGTTTGCGTCCCTTAAGTAGGCGTCCCTCAAGAATGTACCCCTCAAGTCTGAGCCCCTCAAGTCTGCGCCCCCCAAGTTTGCACCCCTCAAGTATGCATCCCTCAAGAATGTACCCCTCAAGTCTGAGCCCCTCAAGTCTGCGCCCCCCAAGTTTGCGCCCCTCAAGTATGCATCCCTCAAGAATGCACCCCTCAAGAATGCACCCCTCAAGTCTGCGTCCAGCAAGAATGCACCCCTCAAGTCTGAGCCCCTCAAGTCTGCGCCCCCCAAGTTTGCACCCCTCAAGTATGCATCCCTCAAGTTTGCGTCCCTCAAGTATGCATCCATCAAGAATGTACCCCCCAAGAATGCACCCCTCAAGTCTTTTCTTTTCTTAATACAATCTTGCAAATCTTTTCCTTCTACGATAATTTCATTGGTAAATCTATTTCTTATTTCCATTTCTCTCCCTCCTAATAAGTATTGTCTATGTACTATTCAATATTCATTACAGCGTATAATATGATTGATAATTATTTTGATTTCACCTATCCCTATCCCTTATTTATAGTATAACTACCTTCTTTTTTAGCGTGACTGCGTGCTTGATTGTATTTTCAGTTCCTCCAGTTCTATCTTCTGACACTAGGGCATAGACTGTATCTGCGTTTTCGGCTATTTGCTTATTCCTAGTGTAATAAGCTTTGGTTGCTTCTTGGTAGCTACTGCAACTAGATAGGTCTGGTAGAAATTCTACTATCTCACGATCTAACTCTGTACAGATAATCTTAGCAAAATTGTCTGCCCCTGAAGCACAACCTCCACTCACAATAATTGCACTAGGATAGCTCATTATCACGTGTCTCACTATCTCCTTGTCTTTCTTGGTCTTCCTTCTTCTGGAGCCCACTATTGCTATCTTCATTCACCACCTCCAGTTGCTGTTTATCTTGTACTTTGACTAGTTCCATCGTGTTATTAACCAGCCATTCAACACTATCTCTAATCTCGTTGAGCTTGATTAGGAGTATTCCTCCTATCTTCTTACTCTTTCCTGTTACTTTTAGATTACCTAGTTCCTCTATAGCTTTACCTAGGTACTCTAAAACTTTATTAGATTGAGGTACTAAAACGTCCATAGATATCCTCCTATAATTAGAGTTAATTTAGATGACTAACAAAAAAAATGCCTGAGATTAGTACCTCAGGCATTTTTGCATATTCCTCCGTTCGAGTATATAACTTGGGAAACCCGGAGGGAAATTAGGTTCCCTCTCCACTACGAACGAAATAATATGCGGTTCATTTTACTTATACCAGATTCACAGATAGTCATTAACTATACTAACTAGTTTAGGAACGTTTACACCACTGGGTATTGGCCTAGATTTCTTCTTTGACTTGAATGATTTGTCGAGCTTGTTATCCAATATACACTTGTAAGTTACCGCTCTTGTTTCGTTGAGCGGTTTCGGGTGGATTAGCTTTAGTACAGTCTTGTAACTCACTCCATTATTAGAATAATGGGGGAAATGCCAAAAGTTTGACAGCACGTCAGCTAAACCTCTCTTGAGAGAATTTGGTATTGGTTTTCCAAAAGTGTCTAAGTAAACAGACATTAAATCTACCACCTCTTCTGGGCTTTGAATGATTTTACTCATCCAGCGTCTCAGTTTTGTTTTAGCTTTTTCATTATGAGCGCAGTAAGCCAGGAGCATAATTGCTGAGTCAATGTCTTTGTAAACAGACCTGACATAGAAAGCTAGTTTATAGACGAAGTCTGGGTCTATCTCTAGGTTACTTTGTAATACATCATTTTTGATGTCATTAGAAATAATCCCATTGACCAACTCTGTTTTCAAATCCATGCTTTCCATAGTTACTCCCCCCTCTTTTGTTTAGATTGTCCCTTCCCATAATACCTTACCGTTTGGCTTACCGTGCAGCCTCCATACTTCCCCGTCGTAGGACGGAACTAATCCCATTTCCCACAATTTGATTGCAGGAGACAGATCGTGTTTGTAATCAATATCAAAGAAAGATGAAAAGTAAGCCCCGATCGAATTCCCGGTCGAATCCCCGACCGAATTCCAAACCGAATGCCTGATCGACTTCCGGGCCGGAACCCCGACCGAATACCAGACCGACTCCCCGACCGAATTCCAAACCGAATGCCAGACCGAATCCCAGGCCGAAGCCCATACCGAATCCCCGACCGAATTCCTGATCGAAGCCTTGACCGAATGCCCGACCGAATCCCTGGTCGAAGCCTTGACCGAAGCCCCAACCGAATGCCAGACCGAATACCTGATCGAATCCCTGACCGAAGCCCACTTTTTTACTAAATCAACTATTTCTGGAGTAATTTCGGGTGCATCCATCTCGAATGGATGAATAATTGGCTTAATGATTAACGGCTCTACAATTGTTTTCCAATCAAAATTATCCAGCTTCTCTTTTACTATGATAGAATCATCCATAGTATCATTAAGCTGATCTATTACAAACTTCTTCGTCAAGGGATTGTATTCGTATTTATTTAGTACATCCTCTTCCTCACCCTCGAACCCAAACCAGTGAGCTATTGAGGTATGGCTGTCTGGTTCGTACTGCTTTATCTCCCCAGACAATATCTTTTTTCTCAACTCCCAATCAAAATATAGTAAATTCCCATCACCATCTGAGTCACAACTGAAAAATTTACACATTTCCCCTCCCTTCCTTTTTGATTTATTCTGGAATGTAAGTAAACATTGATTCCAATGGATCCAGATCATCACTTATATCTGTCTTAAGATTATCTAGATCTTCGTTGGACCTCATCAATTGAAGTAGTCTATCCCTTATTTGCCTTATCCTTTCTCTGGTTACACCAAAGATAACTCCGATCTGCTCTAGTGTATATAGCTTACCATCTAAACCATAGTACATCCTGATTATTTTCTCCTCTCTAGGAGAAAATCTAGTTAAGCAGTTGAGCAATGTCTCATTTATTTCTGCTAGGCAAGTGATATCATCCTGGTTTGACTTTTGAGGCAGTACATCAGCTAGACACATTTCTCCATCCTCATCACTGTAAACCGGTCGGTCTAGTGGCATTAGTATCTGAACAGGCATCTTATTACTATCTCGTAGCTCCTTGCTTTGAGTGTGAACTGGAAGCCTAATTAACCGTCCTTTGTCAGCTATAGCCCTTATAACAGATTGTGTTATCCACCAGCAAGCATATGTAGAGAACCTAAATCCTCGACTAGGATCATACTTAGAGACGGCTTTCATCAAACCGATATTCCCCTCTTGAATCAAGTCTTCCCAAGGGATTGCTCCATTAGGATTAATCCCTAGCCTCTTGATCATTTCAATGACTAGTCTTAGGTTAGAGGTTATAAATTTATCCCTAGTTTCCAGTATCTTGTTGTACAGAAGCTGAGCTAACTGGGGCCTTGGCCCGTAACTGCAGTATTTCTGGAGCAGACTTTCTACAACTTCCCACCTAAACGGAAGCTTAGATAAAGCCCTTACACCATTTCCAGGCTCTATCTTAAGCAAGCGATAAAGTGACCTTCTAACTTTAGTCACCTTATACTCCCTGGACTCTTCAGCCTGAGAGATCTCAAATATATCTTCAATTGTATCATGCCCAGAAAAGACCCCACCTAGCTCTCTAGGCATAAACAACATCCTTCTGAGCAAATCATCTTGAGATAGTAGAAACAAAGCATCGGTTTTGAGTTCATCTAAACTAGATGATACCTCTTTTTCTTCTTCTGGTGATAATAAAGGTAAGTCGTGCAATTCTTTGAAGTAACTCTCTAACGAAGTTTCATCGAAGCTTAACAAGTTGTTTAACTCCTTTCAATCAAGCTTGTTACCAGCAAACTATAAAATTGGTTTCTATTCATAACTTTGTTTATTACATGCTTCTTTTCTTCGAGCAAGTTTGCAAAATTGACATCTATAGTCCCAGGGGCAAAAGCATACCAAATCATGACAGGATTTTCTTGCCCCGGACGATGTAGTCTGGCTTCGGCTTGCTCCTCGTTAGCTAAAGACCAATCTCTTTCCATAAACACAGCCGTTGAAGCGTTAGTTAAGTTGATCCCGAGTGTCCCTACTCTAGATAACACTAGAACCCTAAGCTCAGGATCAGCCATAAAGTCGTTAATTAGATTCTCTCTCTCAGGAACAGGCGTTTCTCCTGTGATTGCCTCTACCTGAGTAAATTTAGACAGTTCATCTCTGAGAGAGTTTACTACGCTTATATGCCTAGCAAAGATAACTAGTTTATTATCAGATATAGATAAGAAATCTTTAGTCCATTTACACACTGGGCTAACCTTAAGATTAGCTGTAAGTTCTTGTAATCTGTCTATTTTAACTAGTAGAGGTATGGTTTCATCTGATTTCACTTGATTGATCATGCTGGAAATAGAGTCTTTGCTGTTCTTTATTTCAGCAACTAGAGCCTCTTCTTCCTCTTTGTAGTCATCATAGTTATCAAGCTGCACTTCTAGATTATCTCTCCTCAGCTCCGGAAGATCTTTAAGCACATCCTTTTTCTCGAAGCGAATCATATAAGGCTTAAGCTTCTCTTTTAATTCCTCTAGATTAGATGCCCCATCAGACCTGAATACCTTCTTTCTATAAAAGTATTGATAATGACCAGCACAATACTTAGTAGCATAATTGACGAAGCTGAACCAGTTAGCCCCATCTATCATTTTTAATACTCCAAATAACTCGTTTGGGCGATTAGGCATAGGAGTACCCGACAAACAGATTATGTGGTCCGCTTTCTTTGCTACTTTGCCAACTTCTATAGTTCTGCTGGCAGTCCTAGTTTTGACTAAGTGATGTTCATCTAAAACTAGAAGTTCCACTCTTCCTGTGTCTAGTTTCTTGACAGACTCATAATTTACTATGATTATACCGCCGTGGTTGAGCACAGCTTTAGCTTCCTTCACAGTTTTTGGTGAAGAAGCTTCGACTATGACCGGTTGTTCTTTCAGCCACCTATTTATTTCCCGCTTCCAGTTGAATTTCACTGACGAGGGGCAGACTATCAGAGTTCGAAAAGGTTTAGTTATAGACATATAAGCTAAAGTCTGGATACTCTTTCCGCTACCCATATCTGCAGCTAGTATAGCCCTCCCGCCTGAGTCTAGTAGGAATTTAACACCTACAGTTTGGAAAGGCCACAAGTCAAACCCAGGCACATCTATTTCAACCTGCTCTTTGTCGTGGAGCTTAATCTTTGAGTTCTCTTGCCTAACCTTCTCAATTAAAAGTTCATCTATATGCAAGCTATTGCCAAATTTCTTAAATAATTTCTTGTAGTTATCTATATTGAAGGGAATATACCAACATTTGTATTCTTTTTTGAATAAAGCCGGATAGAAATTATCCTTGATAAACTTCACCGTTTTAGGATCATACCCAAAAATAGCTATGATCCACCTGCCTTTATCAAAGCAGTAACTTAATTCTATCATTTAATCTTTTTCTTGATCTTTCAAGCTTTTGAGTTTCTTCTTGACTAGATTTTTTAGTTTTTTAGCGATGGTTATCTCATCTTGCGGAAGTTTCTTCATTGAATCTCCTCATCTCTTCTTTTATAATTCTAGGAACATCCTTCTTAGTGTTTTCTATGGCTACATCTATAAAATGCTTTCCTTTTATCCCTGAGTGGAACCATTTTCCAGTTATTATTTGTTCCCAGGTTACTGTTCTAAAAAGCACACCAGCGGGTGTTTTTATTGGTACTGTCCTGCCAATTAATGCCATCAGAGTATGAGGCTTTGTACCAGAATTTAAGTACTTAACAGGTTTGAAGCTGCTACTAACGTTTATTTTCCCAGCGGGGCTATTGACATCGACGGAAAAGGATTCATATATTTTATCCTTATTATTGAGATTAGTCAAGTATAGCTGATGTTTTAGCTCTACTAAAAGTTGTTCTGCCACCTTGTGCAGAATTCTGTCCTTGACAGAGTCTGCAGCTATATTGTCTGGATCCATATTAAAAGATTACAATAAAGTGTAAAATTTGTCAAAAAAAGAGGGTATATGTACTACCCTCCTAAATGGTTTCTATCTGTTTTGAAATGGAATTGTAGCCCAACCCTGTAACCGGCGTCGGTGCAAGGGTTGGGCTTCATCATTTCAAGTGTAGCTGTTTGTTTTACACCCCCTAGTTTTCTAGGAAAAAGCAAACCATTTAAACAGTGATTCATAGCTTCTATCTAGGCATATCTGGAAGGCAGGTAAGGGAGGTGAACAGTGTCTCTCCTTGCCTGCCTTCCTGCTATCGTGTAGTACTTTCTTTTCACTTAGTAATCTAAGTAAATGCAAGCTATGAAGTGATGTCTTTAGAAATAAAGCTTCTATCTGGGTTGAGGTGGCTCAGATGAGCTGCGGGTCAGCAGGGCGTAGGCTCTAGTCTCTGTTTTTATGTCCAGAGGATTTGTCCCTGGACTAAAAATCTGAGTAGGGAGCCTCGCCAGCTGACGTCGTCAGGTCATCTAGTGTTTAGGCACCTCTTGCCTATTTGTTTCTTTTCTGCCAGTATTTCTGGCTTTTTGCAAGCTTTATTTTATCTACCCTATAAAAGCTTCTATCTGAACTAAGAAGAACATTAGTTTATACGCCGTTGGACGTTGTAAAACTGTCCTTTGGCGTATATAACTATGGTCTTCTTACTCGAGTTTTATTTACTTCTGTCCATTTCTGAACTGGATTACGCAAGCTTTTATAGTAATTATAAATTACATTGTGAATCAAAGCTTCTTACTAATAGCTGTGGGCAAAGGCGTTCACCAGGTGGTTCTTCACGAGGAACTCCCGTCTGGAGATGTTCTTAAGGACATCTCCGACTGAGTTCCCGAGGTGAAGTCTAACCTGGTTTGAACGGTTTGCTCATCAGTTATATGTTGGTTTTTCTTATTTCTGCTTACTATTCGTAAGCTTATTGCAAGCTTTGATAAATAATTAGAATATAACCAACTAAACGCTAAGTTGCAAAGCTTCTAACTGATTAATGTGCGTTTTCTGGGCTCAGCGCCTGGCGGCGGCGCGGAGCCGGTTGGCCCGTTAGCCGCCAGGGCAGGTCCCAGAAAAGAAGCATCATTACACCTTCTACTTTCTTAGATCTGCTAGGGATAAACTAGCTTTCTGCAAGCTTTGGTGGATTACTCTTCCTTAACGTTAGTATCCGTGTTATGGCTAATATTTAGCATATATCTTTTACCGCTCTGCCTAGAGGCAATATTAAGAATAGTTCTGATGGCTCCAGCTGTTCTGCCTCCTTTGCCAATAACGATTCCTAGGACTTCCCTAGGTCCCCTGACAAATATAACTGACATTTCCTTCCCTTCTAACTCTTCAACTACCACTAGCTTAGCATTTTCTTCACCTACTAACTGCTTAACCGTGTTTGTTAACCATTCTTTCATCTTTTCCTTTCCTCCTCGATTAGTCTTGCTAGGAATCCTCTCATGTCTTCTTCTTCCCTAGCGAGCATCGCCCTGAATACATCTGCAAATGGTAACGTTTTCCCGACATAGTTGTATGACTCATCAGCTTTATGATCATACACAATTATGTGCGGGTACCCATAACCGTCCTGACCCTCTAAGAAACCGAGGTACAATTTGATCATATGCTTACCTCACTCGTTCATTCTAAGAAATTTCACTACTTTCTCATATCCTACAAATGCCTCATTTCCTGAGGTTTTAGTATTAGCTAGTAAACCGTGCCTTTCTAACACAGGAACTAGCTGCCTTGCGCTCGTAGGGACTTTGATTAAGTCTCCTACTCTGTTCCACACTGTTTCTATCCTTTTGATTATCTTAGTTAGTTCTAGTTCCTCATCGTCTAGTCGATTGTTAACTAGGTATTGATAATCATTTTCCGAGAGCTTTACTAGCTTACCTTTAATTTTAGCTTCTCGCTTGTCTAGAAAAAGAATGGAACTATTTCCTACGATGGTACCTTCAGTGCCCTTGTAGATATTGACACTGTCTTTACTTATTTCTAAGACAGCCTTTGGGTCATCAAACATTATCTAGTCCTTGTTAGGTTTAACCCAAAAATTAGCCTTTCCGCTACTATATACAATAACGGCATCATACCCTTTATCTTTAAGGTACTTAGCCAACTTTTCAATTGGGCTTACTTTACTTCCTCCTCCACTTACTTGTTTCGGTTTATGACTGGATTCAGACCTAGATGCTATATCAGCTACAATTTCTGCGATTTCATGATCGGCAATAGTTTTAGAAAATTTACCTTTGAGAATCTTGTTAATCTCATCTGGATCAATCTCATCTGGAGATTTTCCGTCTTTTATCATGCGAATAATACAACCCCCGGCATACCTCTTTAAATCATCTGACATCTACCTTTCTCCTTTCACTATAAAAATCCTTGAGAAGACAAATTGCTTATACCAGAAAAATCATTGATCGAAACACTAGTTAATGTTATACTACTCATAGTAATAGGATACTAAAGGAGAAGAATAAGTGCCACTGCAAGAAGGTAAGTCAAAGAAAACAATTAGCAAGAACATTAAAGAGATGATGGAAAAGTATAAGCGTTCAGGGAGTATAGGTAGCACTAACCCTAAAAGCACTAGTCATGCTCAAGAGATCGCTAGTGCTATCGCTTATAACAAAGCTAGGGAAAACGGAGCTAAACTGCCCAAGAAAGCTGAAGAAGATTACCTCTATAATAAAGCATCCGAAATACTAAAGACTTTTAAGTAGTAGGAATTCTGTACTCTATGTCGCTAAGCTTAATTTGGTGACAAACTAGAGTTTGCCTGAGAGGGTAACCCTCCATTGAAGTAGTTTCTATTCTAACCACCCTGAATCTTTCATTAGACTTTGTGTCCACTATAATGTCATCTGGTGATAGCTTCAAACTGTTACTAGTCCAAAATACTGGATCGGTGGAAGTCATTTCTAAGCCAACTACTATTCTAATTGCTTCAGTCTTAGGCACGGATCCTATATAACCATCAATAGGGTTATAAAAACCTCCACGGAAGCCGGTTCCATAACATCCACTGCAGCTGCTAGTCTTAACTCTTCGTTTCAGTGGATCGAAGCAATCACAGTACTCACCCTCAGTCTTTCTGACTAGAAACTTAACTGGACAGTTAATGTAAGTTTCTAGTAGAAGGTTCTCTCTCCTAGCTATTTCTGCAGAATAAGCATTCCACTCATAGCTTGAGTAAGACGGGTCTGTATCTAGTTCTTCTAGGGTTGTTAAGTCGGTGACATGCAGCCTATAATAGTATTTTCTGAATCTGTCGTTTAGATAAACATCAGAATCAGTAAAAGTAATAGTGTCAGATGTTCCTTGACCTATAGTGACAAATGTGTCCTCAGGTGAGTAAGCTCTTTGTATGTCTAGACGGAAATTATCTATTGACTGCGTAGTAGGAGCTACCACCCAGCTGATTATATTGTAATCGTGACCAAAGTCAGGGAAGACATCAACATCTGTAATTTCTAACATTATTTTTTAGTTAGTAATGAGTCAAAAAGGACCATGGTTTAGTTATGCCTACTACAATAATCCTGTTGGAGTTTTTTCTAAAACTTCAGCACCAGATGCTTTACTTTTCTTCATAGATTCTAAGAATAATTTTCTTGGGAATTTACCAGTTGCTTCCCATCTTGATAAAATATTATTAACTAGGGGTGCAGGGCCATTAAGTAGAAATGATCTTATTGGACCTTTTATGCTACCCCTTCCAAGACGCTCGTATGAAGCAGGAATAGACTTATTTACAAAATCAATAACCTTTGGCTTTTTACCTGCGACCAGAATATTCTGAGGGCCAAGATCACCTATATTCGTTTTTTCAAATTTTTTAGTTAATCTTTCATACAACTTTGCATCTGGACCACCATACGTAGCTGGGGTATATGATCCTTGCCCGCCTAAACGTATAACTGGCAAAGATGTTTGTTCAACTTTCAATGGCCTTCCCTTTACATATTCATTAAGTTCTGATGGAACTACCCCAAATTTTGTTTTATAACGCTTCGTTATATGCTGCTTTAATTCCATAGGTAAATCTCTATAAGCGACTTCTTTCTTTGGGACAGTACCCACCCATTTTGAAAGCGGAAAATATCTTTTTTTAACAGTAAAACCAAGTCTAGGAGTTACCTGCACTTGAGTAAAGCCTTCGCTTCCTCGGCCTAGCTCCTTCAAAAATCTCGATCTTCCAGTTAGATTAACAATTAATCGTTTTTGATTTTTTGGAGACAACTTTGAAATCTCTCTTATCCATCGTGTTTTTGCTATTTTTTTTAAAATGTTTTCTCTAGCTATTTTATCCATATTTATTTTTTAGTTAGCAACGAATAAGCTCTATAATAGATTTTATCAGAAGTAGAAGCACCTTTAGTCATTCCAGTGCGTCTTAAAACATCCCAGGCAGCATTTATATCTTTCATCTTGTTGGGGTCGACATTAGGATTCCAGTCTGGATGATAACGTTTCATTAAATCACGCTTTCTTCTTTTGATTTCTTCTCTAGTAAACTGCTCTGGATCAAATCCTACTGTCTTTTTAGCTTTTTCTGAACCAGCAACATCCTTCGCTGATCTCCACCAGTCCTCCCAGGCTTTGTGGGATTCACTCCCGCCTCCAGTATAACTCCCGCCTCCAGTGTAACTCTCGCCTCTAGACCACGAACCCAGGTCTTCCCAAAATTTTCTATCGCTTTCTTCCTGTGCTCTTCCGCGGCTTTCTTGTTGCGCTCTTCTGTGTGCTCGTTCCCGTTCCCACTCCTGCGTCCTTCTTCTCCACTCTTCCTTCGCTTTTCGACTACGTTCCTCATAAGCCTGCCCCCACTGCTGCTCACGTTTGCTAGCTTGGCGGAGGAACTTATGGTACTTCCTAGCACCAAAGATGCCTAATCCAGCTAAACCGAGTAACCCGGCTACTCCAACGGCAGTTTCTAGTCTGTCGCTGCGCTTTTCCTTTTTACTTCTAGTATCATTTGTAGAAGCACCTTTAGTCAAGTTGTACTCCTTGAGTGCGTTTATAGCTTCATTTATCTTTTGATGCTTTCTAGGATCAGCTGTTGGATTCTTAGTAAGATCAAACATATCGACTAATCCCTTGAAATTAGATTTAATCCTCTCTCCAGTTTGACCGTCTGGCTGCAAGATAGCTTTAGCTTCAGCTACCCTGGAAGCAGCCCTATAATCATAAGCATTACTAGGAACATCACCAAACTTCTCATCATAGATGTTCAAGGCCCCACCTATTCTATACTTCTTAATCATTCCCCCAGTTTCCTGGTTTTGCTTGATAGTGGCATCGGCCTTAGAAGCTTGAGGGTTTTCTAGTAGAATGTTTTCAGCTATTTTATAGATTCTGCTTCGATTCATTATATACTCCAACAAGATTCTAGGTTTTGTGACTGTTTATATCTAATCTTCTTATTTTCATAATCGTTTATGAACATTTTCAGCCAGTTGGAATACTCCTCAGCTTTATCTGATACTGAGATAGCTAATCCACCATCAGCATAGTTTAATCTATTCCTGGACTGAAGTACTCCCGCTGATTCTAGAAGGGAGATTGTAGCCCCTATAATAAGTAGATAGTCACTAGGAAATGACTCTAAGGAACAACCTCCTATGCTAGGTGGGGTTGTGTTAAAATCATCTACAGCCATATCCAAAGCCAGCTGTAGTTGACTAGGGTCATTCTCATAGTCATTTTGAAGAAGACGGTTTAACTCCTTCTTATCCCTAATAAATTCTCTTAAACGATTAACTGCTTGGGTTCTAGTCATAGATACAATTCTCCCTTTTAATCTTAGCATAAGATAAGCTAAAAAAAAAGGAGTAGTAGAAGCTACTCCTTATAAAGGCAGCTTAATTCCCACAGTCTATTGACTGGTTAGAGAGATGGTTTCCAATCCCCTAATTGCCTCAACTGCCTCCTTGAACCACCAAGCGGTGTGGTTGTAATTCTCCGCCTGATGTTGCTTGAGAAGAAGAACGTAGCACTGATCGTCAACAATGATCTGGGCTCTCCCCCCAAACTCGTCAGCAAGGGTAATGGCTGGGCTAACAACAACACAATCAACATCCTCCTTCTTCCCCCATATAACCTTTTCGTCTGTTTTTACTACCCTGTACATTTTGTTCTCCTTTCCTTATTTCTTGGTATTACTTCCTTGTCTCAATTCAAATTATCTTAAGTTAAACACACTCATTACATCCTTGCACCACCACTTCTTCGGGTTCGTCGTGTACTCCGTAATCGTCTGAATAAACAGCTGGTTCAGATACTGAATAAACTCCGGATTCACTAAGCGTGGCCGAGACCCATACTTCGTGGATTCCACTAACTAGTAGCTCGTTTTCCTCAGAAATCTCTCTCCCGCATTTAGGACATTTAAAGACACCTTCAATCATCTCTCTCCTTAAATCAGATATTTTTACCTTGGTCACTTTTGATCTCCTTTCTTAGTGGCACGCCTGGCAGGACTCGAACCTGCGGCCTACGGATTAGAAGTCCGTTGCTCTGTCCAGCTGAGCTACAGACGCACTTATTCCTCATTTTTTTTGCTTCTCTAAAACGCTTTCCCAATATTGGTCAATGTCCACTTTAAAAATCTTCTCTATCATTATTTTCATTCCTTCTTTCATCTCACCTGTAGGCTTAACCCGTGAGAGCATTTCAAAAGAATCTTCATAAGTTAGTTTCCACTTTTCAGCTAGTTCTTTAGCTCGATCGAGTGAGGCTCCAAGGGCTAGGGCCTCAAGCACTAAAGTCCAAGCATCTTCTCGCTTAGTTAAATCGATCATCCAAACCTTCTTTACAAAAGGACTATTAAAGTACTGATCATCATGCTCTACTACTGCTGGATTTTTCCCTATTAACGACCCATCTTGATGGAGATAATAGTACCAAAGATTAGACATTGTTATGCTCCTTTCTAGGCTTTTGACATCTCAAGTGGTTAGCCCACTCTTTGCAATAGCCACAATACCACGCTTCATGAAGCTCGCCCTTATTGATGAGCTTCTTGCAAATGGAGCACTTTACCGGCTCCCTACACTTAGTGATTTTAAGCTGGTACCTAACCATTGTTTTACCCTCCTTAGTTAATAACGTTAATAAGATTTCATTTATTATCTTATACCTTAAAAAGAGAAGCGGTCCTAGCTGACTAGGACCGCTCCCGGAAGGAGGAAAGAAAGAGACTTTGGAGAAAACACGTCAGTCTCCTTATAATTATAGCATATAAACTAGATTTTGCAAAGAAAGTGGTATAAGATTGGAGCTAGTCTCTTTATTGACAAAATAAAGATATTAATCCAAAATAGAAGTAACTATGGAGAAGAAGAGTTTAAAAGTTACGGTATTAGTAGATAAGCAATATTGTGATTCTACTTGTCCTTATCTAGCCTCTGATAACTTTGGTAACCCTACTTGTGAGTTGTTCAGATATTACTTCAGTGAATCGTTTCCTAATAAGCCTACACCTTTGCACTATGATGGAGTTGGGGTTAGGAGACTGTATGCTTGCTTAGAATCAGAAACGTAAAATAACTAGGGGGGAGTGGTGGAACTAGGCAGACACGCTAGCCTTAGGAGCTAGTGCTTCGGCATGCAGGTTCGATTCCTGTCTCCCCTACCAACAAAAGGAGGAAGAAAAATGGTTAAACTGCCTAGCAAACAAATCAACTGTAAAACTTGTCTTTATGGTTGTGGAGCTGAGGGTGACGCCAATGACAGAGGTAACTGTATTTGTAAACGGTATCCAGGAAAAGTTATGTCTAATGTCGGTGAAAGTATTGTGGCTGATTGGCCAATTATTATAGAACCTGAGGATCAATGGTGTGGAGAGTGGGTGTGTGCTAAGACAGGTAAAAAGTTAATGGAGAAGAGGTTTAATGGGTAAATCAAGAAGGAAAAACGATTATTGTGGAATTTGTGCTGCTTCTGATAAGGAAGACAAGAGGCTAGCCAATAGAACATTCAGAAGGAAAGGAAAAGAAAACTTGCGTAGAGATAAGGAGCTCCCTATACAGCTAAACGAAGTATCTGATGTGTATGGGTTTAACAAAGACGGGAAAACATGGTTTGGTGAATTAAAAAACAGCGAAGATCCCAAAAAACGAGAATGGTATCGTAAATTTAAGGGGAAATAATAAAGAAGTAGATATTTATAGTTAATAGCTGGCGTAGCTCAACTAGGTAGAGCAGCTGACCTGAAACAAAAGCTTGTAATTTAGAACTAAATCTAGTATAATCATCATATGGAAAAAAATGTACTAGAACAACTCTCTAAAAATAATACGCAGAGAGCAATAGCGAGAGAATTACAAGTAAGTCAAACCACAGTTAGATACTGGTTGCATAAATTTGGATTAAAAACCAGAGGCCACAAGAAAGTACACTTAAAACGTACTTGCTTATATTGTGGATCAGAAATTAGTTATAATGTAAGGGGGCAGCCAAAGTTTTGTTGTTTTTCTTGCTCAACTAAATATAGGATGAGACTGAGTAAAGAAAAATTAGGACAAGGGGTTTTGCACCTGCAAACTCTCAGGAGAATACTAATTAATGAATTTGGTCAAAAATGTCAAATATGCAATAAGTCAAGGTGGAATGGCAAAGATATTCCCATAATAGTCGATCATATCAATGGAGATCCTACTAACGATTCCCTCAAAAACCTACGATTGGTATGCCCCAATTGTGATGCTCAGTTACCAACCTATAAAAGAAAGAATAAGGGAATGGACGATTCTCTAGAAGATATAGATATCAATCAGGGAAATCTTACTAACGGGCCTTATACTAGAAAAAGAATAGTATGAGTGGAGATAGCTGTATCGGTGAAAGCTAAAAAGACAATAAATCAGTACCAAATAATTGTCTTCATGCCAATGCCGAGGTAACTGAAAAGGAACCGTAGAGACTATACGCTATCTACCTGTGAAGGTAAAGACATAGTCCAGACCACAAACTAGAAATAGGTAGCGAAAGCTATAGTGGTAAGGTAATCAGCGAAATGTGGGTTCGATTCCTACCGCCAGCTCCAGTTAATAAAGGAGGAGACATGGAACAGATTAAAATTTCGGTGGATTTTGGGTAAGGGGCGGTAACTCAATGGAAGAGTACCAGACTTTTAATCTGGGGGTTCTGGGTTCAAGTCCCAGTCGGCCCACCATTTGAGAGGTTGAGGTGAAGATTCAACTGAAGACAGATTTTCTTGATTATTACGACCATTGGTTTGATCGAGAAGGGGACATCGTATTTGAGCGAATGTCTAGGGGAGGGATGGGTAGAAGGGAAATGTTTGGTTTCCTCAAAAGTCTTGGTCTGAATAGCCCTGAGGTTGGAATCGTGAAAGAGGTTTTCCCCAAGCTGAGAGAGCGGTATTCGGACATTCCTGATGGAATAATGAGGATTGTGAGCGTTGTAGTTTATTTGGATGAAATGGCTCATAGAGGAGAAGGAAAGGAAAGGATGTCTGCCGAAAAGGCCCTTGAAAAGCATCCAGATAATTTCTGCTCTGAATTTATCCCGACTTCTCCGGGTGAGGGTTCAGTTTCCTTGAGGTATTTGCAGATTGGAGACAGGAAGTGGTGGCTGAGGTATTCGAGTATTGATGATTGGAGGTCGAATTACGGTGACAAGGCATGGGTAGAGGTTTTAGCGGAGGCAGGAAGAGGATATCATCCCAAGATAAAAGAACCGATGTTCGCAGTTGATTTCGTTGCCGCCAAGAAGATTTACGCAATCGATTTCAATATCTCACCCGGATTGAGTGGGGCTGCCGTCGACAATATTCTTACCGGAAGAGAGGTTGTCGATTTGATTAAGGGATTTTATGAGCGGGCTTAGTTTAATGGTAAAATCGGAGCGTGCCATGCTCGGGACAGGGGTTCAACTCCCATTATCCGCTTAAACTAAGGAAGGAGAATAAGCAATGAATTACAACTTTAATAATAAAGAGATGTCTCTATCAATAGATGACGCTGAGAAACTAGAGAAATGGCTAAAAAATTCAAAGAGAGCAGATGAGTTCTTAACAGACGAGTGTTTTGAGGGTGAGGGTCACCTTCTACTATGCAAAAATTTGATCGACGACCAAGAATGTGGGTCTGAACAATTTGAGCTAGTTACTACGGCTACTTATATTGGTAGGCCAGAAAGAGAAGCAGATGGAACAGTCTCTTTTATTGCCTTTGAGAAGATTGATGAAGAAGCACATACAGTTCGTTGTGGATATTGTGGAGAAAGCTATGACTATTCTGCTGTCTTTTCAGACTGGTACTTCACGGATTAATCAATGCCACCTAAAGGTATAGCTTATCTAGACGGAAAGATATTTGATGTGAGCAAGCTACACGAACTAGCTTTCGATATGCAAACTGTTAAGTGGCCTCTATCTGCTGACTACATGCATCATCCGGTTTGGGAAAATAGAACTCCATCTGAGTGCCTGTATGATCTACTCCATCTAAAAAGAATAATTGACGCTAACATTAGTTTACCTATACTAGTCGAACCATTTTTCTTAAGAGTTATAGATGGTTATCATAGAATAGTTAAAGGAATTCTAGTAGAGGCACTAACTCTAAGAGCTAAAGTATTAACACCTTGGATTATGAAGGAAGCTTACATAGGTGAACTAGGTATAGAAAAACTAGATGAGCATAATCAAACTATTTTCGGGATCAGGCAGATTAGTATTAAACCAGTTAGCACGACCAGACAGCAAGATTTGGTATCTGGATTTTAAACCATAGGAGCTATCGGTGATTAAGCTAGAAGACTGTAAAAATAGAAGGGTTTATAAAATACATTCTAGAAACTTACTACTTGGAGTGTTTGATGCTACTTGCCTTGGGTTTATTGGCATCAGAGAAAAGTTTGGTGAATTGTTTCTTTTCACAGAGTATCACTGGGACAATGGGCCTCCTCATGGCACAGTCAAACCACTAGAAGATACTGGGATTGATTTACCTAGAGATATTAATCTTTCTTGCCACGAAGAGGATGTTATAGACCTTAAAACTAAAAGAATAGTTATATTTGATAGTCCTAAGATTAGTGGGGGCAAGGGGTGGTATTTTAAAGATACAGGTGAATTTTCTGACAGCATCTTACCCTATTCTCCCAGGAACGAGAAGCTGTTTGAATATTTAAGTAAACTAGAGGGGGATTACACAAAGAAAGCCCCCAAGACATACAAATTAATGGGAAGCATTTTAAGAAAGCATGAAGATGCTGAATTTGATTACTCCAAGGAAAACAATAAGTACGACCCAGAACATAAGATAGATGTGGATACCGCAGAATATTGTGTTCGTGAAACCATTTTGGTAACGTCACCGAAATGGTCTTCTTTGGAAGATATTATTAATAATAATAATATGCCTTATCTGTAAGGAGGAGATATGAAAAGATATGTAGTCGGTTTTCTCTTCGATGATTTGACTAATGTTCTCCTGATAAGAAAAAATCGCCCAGAGTGGCAGGTTGGGTATCTTAATGGTGTGGGTGGTCACATAGAGGACGAATCGGAACTTGAGGCGATGATCAGAGAAGCGAAAGAGGAGATTGGCGTAGAAATAAAAGACTGGAAAAGTTTAGCGGTGGTGAGAGGAGATGATTGGATTGTTTACTTCTATTATGCCATTAATCCCCAGGCGTTTGATTTAGCTTTTCAGACAACCGATGAACCGATTGAAAGAATATGCGCGGCAGACGTAGGTAGTTATCCGGTGATCTCGAATCTTATATATCTGATCCCGATGGCATTGGATGAATATCTTGTCAAACCAGTCATCATGAGCGAAGTGACCCGATAATGACAGTTATGAATAAGTTGACAAAATTCAGGCTCAAGGTTGGGATGTGGATTAGGGGTTTAGGCCAATCTATCCAGGGGCCATATTGGGTGTGTACAAGGTGTGGAAACATCGAATACCGAGAGAGGGAGATTATGTGCTGGAAGTGTGGTAGGGGGGAAATGATCTATCAAGGTTATCTGTAAGGACAATTATTAGACAAGAAGGGAGGATATGTGGATACTAGTATAAACTACATTAAGATGTGCCAAGCGGCAGAACGAATCCAAGGGAAGCATTGGAACCCCCGCCAAGCGGACATCTGTTGCCTGATGAATGGAGACCATCCTGAAATCGGATTCTTGGTAGCTACCAGAGCAAACCGAGACGAGATGAACAGGGAGTGGTCCGAAAACAACGAATACCTGTATTTCCAGCATTTTGACGAACATTGGAGGTCTCAACTACTTATCTCTCCAAATCGCCCCTACACTTGGAGCAACTGGACATTCGACAAACATTCATACATCTGGCTCCCACGCCAGGATCAACTCCAAAATCTGATGAGTGCGGGACAGATGATTGATTTTAATATTTGGAAACCACTAAAAGATTACATCGGTTCTGCTCTATTTCCCCATCGGCAATCACCGGAGAAAGTATGGCTACGGCTGACTATGATGACAAAATTTAAGCTCGGTTGGGAAGAAGAAACTGGAACCTGGGTTACTTTATAAGCGTTCTTATTGGAAGAAAGGAGGAACGAGGAAAGATAAGTCAATGGAGGGGAAATGACTGACGATCTAGGTATATATCTACATCATACCCATTTAGCACGGGGGATGTAAAAACAAATTTCACGGAATGGAGGAAGTAGTGTTGTTGAAAGACGCAATCGAATGGTGTCATGTGAGATCGGCTGTTTATCGGACGAGTAAACCGGAAGTTAAATACTGGAAAAATAGTTGTGTTGGCATTATAGAGCGTGTGCCGTTTGAAGATAGAGACTCAGACGATTGGGAAGAATATGACCCAAGGGACAATGACGACTGTTCTCTTTTTATGTTTAATGATTAGAGCTTGATGATAATGCTCCTTATAGTAATAGTGGTGGAAGCTCTTGAACGTGATATTAAACTAATGATTAGAGGAGTGGAATAACGCTTGAAGAATCAAGAGGGGATTAGCCAATGATAGATTTAGTTGAAGCAAAAAAAGATCTAGGACTTAATAAAAACTGGGGAGCTTTCAAAGAGAAGGACCCGTTTAACCCTGAGAACACCTTAGCTGGGTTTATTCACAAAACAGGAAAGTCCACTTATGGGATGCTTTACTTAGTTGCTATTAATGGTAAAGAGACTGACCAAAAGATTTACGGAACACCCAAACAAGAGTACCCGTTTGACAAAAAAGGTAACTATGATTTTCCTCCAGCTAAAAATGTAAGGGTCTACGAGAAGCTGGATGGAACTAACATCCTTCAATATACGTATTATCATGAGAGCAAGCAGTTTACTTCCTATAAGACTAGATTGCTCCCTTTCACCATGACTCACCGCCCATTCTACAGCATGTGGCTTGAGATGCTGGAGAAGTATCCTATGATTAAAGATATAGCTAGCAAGAGTGGCTTATCTATCAGCTATGAGCTATACGGTCATAGAAATACTCATTTGATCAAATATGAGGTAGACTTGGATGTAGCTATGCTATTCGGAGTTAACCAAGATGGTCTAGTTATTATCCCTGAGAAAATAGATGCTGCTAAAGAGCTGCCGATTCCTCGATTAGAAACTGTTATAGATTCCAAGGCTAAATTAGAGAGCGAGTACAATAAGCATAGGCAGGAAATGGAGACTCATCTCAATAAGCTAGATGAAGATACATATGAAGGTCAAGAAGGGCAGGTCTGGTATGTTACTGATCTATCTAATAGATGCTGGCAGTTTAAAGCTAAGCCAGAAACTATCGAAGCCATTCACTTCGCTGCTGGTCGGAGAATGGGAAAGAATTCTATTATAGCTACGTGCTGGAATGTCTTTGAGGATCACGATGAGCTTAACTATGATAATCTCAAGCCTCTATTACTAGAAGAGTGGGATGAAGGTCAAGTTAATGAAAATGAGGACTTAATCAGAAGGTGCATCTCCTTTGTTAATAATCGAAAGAGGATAAAGGAAAATGCTTTCTCTCTGCTTAATCAACTAGAGCAGGAGCACGGCTGGACTATGGAGAATAATAAGAGAGAAATAATGCGGTCTATGGGAGATGAGTTTGGTAGAGAAAATAGTAAGATAATCTATAATGTCTTAATCGGGAGGATTTGATGACAGAACAAATCGATGACCTTTCTAAAATTGAAGCTAAGTTTAGAGATAAGTTTTATGACAGCAAAACTGGGCTAAAGCTTGTTTCACTCAATATAAAAGATATTTCTTGGCTGATCGACAGTTTTTTACTACTCTTAGCTGAAATCAAAAAGAAAGAAAACACTGACCAAAGCGGTTGCCCTAGAAACGTACTCTCTCAAGATTCATCTAGAGGAGAATACTCTATCGAGACACTAGAGCGTATGAAGGCCCAGATTAAATGGAGGTTAAGCTTCGTAGAGGAGCAAATTAAGAAGATTAAAAGTGAAAGCCTACTCGATGCTGAAGAGGATTCTAGTGAAGGTTGTTGAAACTATTGAAGCAATACCTTATACTATAATAGTATCGGTTAATAGTATACTTAGTAGAATAAGGTGAATTTTCTAGTTATGATATCTAAAATCGCAGCTATACTAGTAGGGATTATAGTGCTATTTATCTTTGCCCTTGCGTTTGCTAGTACAAAGGAGTATAGCTGAATTTGGGTGAGCGCTGGGCCTGCAACCCGGAGGTTGGGAGTTCGATTCTCCCCAGCTCCACAACTTTACTAGGAAAAACGACTACTTAAAGTCTTCATTGACATGTAGTCGTTTTTTTTGTATACTAGTTATAAGACTACTTTTAAGAAGGAGGATTTCACATGCGGTACAAAATCAAGAACATTTCTAACGGATTTGTTACTCTTGATGATAACCAGTTAATCAAAAAAGATGTTGAGGTATTCAGGATTTACTCCGGCAAGCTTCCTGATAGGCTAATCGAGCTTAGAGAATTAGAGCTTATTGATATTACTCCTATAGGAGTTAAAGAACCACTTGCTCCAATTCTTCAAGAACCTGCTCCTCAGCAACCAACACCCTCAGTTCCCCAGACCCCTCCAGCTCCAGAACCAGTTAAAACTAAGGATGTCCTAGATGGAGTTAAGTCTCCAGTAGAAACTGAACCAATCCCTGATCTAGAGGAGCCTACTCCTCCTTCAGTCATACAAGAAGCTACTACTTTTAGTATGAGGAAGTTTATTGAGGATCCAGTTAACTACAATAAAGAGCTTCTTCCTCATTTCATTGAGATGAGAGAAATTCTACTAGCGGAGCGTAGGTATGATCTGGTTAAGGTAGCTTATGCTCTAGGTGCTAGCTTCCCTATGAAAGATACTAAAGAAACCTTAGTTAAAAAGATAATAGATAAGATCTATAAGCTGTAAAAAAAATAGGCAGGGGCCTAGAAGATGAAAGCCCCTGCCAAAAATCCTACCATCAAAGCCCAGGCTTGGATTATCCTCCAGCCTAGGCTTACTTTCCATACCCGGACTAGTTCCGGCCCTTCCGGGTATGGAAGCTCCCTCTCCTTATAGTACCACTCGGGGAGGGGAGAGAATTTTTTTATAATCATAATTCCCCCCTTCCATAGTTCTTATAAGTTCTTATACCATATAAAAAAAGCCCCCTCAACGAATCAAGGGGGCCAGATCAAAAATCAGATTACAAGTTTAGACTATGCAAGTTTTCCTTTAGCAACACTATGCACATTCACTAGACTCATTCCAACAGTTTCTCTAGTACCAAACTCAATGTCACCATGTTCAGTCTTAATGAAGAATTTCACGTCTCCAAGCAGCAAGAAATATCCTAGCCACTCCTCAGCTCCGAAGCAATAGAACGTGTCCTCAGCGATCACAGAAGTCTTCCGGGTAAGCACAAGGCGTTTCCCGAAGACGGTTGTGTAAGGATAACCATTAATCAGGTTTTCCTTAGCCAGATCGTCACCGATAGCCGTAGCATCAGTAGCAACCATGTCTGCCCAAGCAGCTTCATGCATCAGAACCATGATAGGAGATCCAGACTCTTCGTCCTGGATCATCATTTTCATAACAGACATCAGCTTAGCTTTGGTCATCCCAGCACCAAGAGCCAGATTCTGGTTCCCAGTGGAGGCTGTAGCTGCATCAGCTAACGTAACCAGCTTCTCGTCTTCCCGCTTGTAAATATCTTTCAGCGAGTTCTCTTCGACCACCTTAGTCACCGGGTATCCGTAAGCTAGCAACTCTTCCTCAGCGATCTTGAACTTTTGGCTCGCGATCCGATAAAGAGGGATAGCTACACGCTGCCCTTTGATCTTATGGTACTCGACCGTCCCCGCGAAAGAAGCGGTGAGAGCATCAGAATCTACTTCCTTGTCAGCAATGTACTCAAGAGTATCACTGTCTGTCCTAGGCTTTAGATCCTCTTTGGTCACGTAAGTGGGGTTAATAACCCTTCTGGCAATGCCGAGCTCACGAACCTTCATGCGGATGAACGAATTCATTGCGTTAGCAACCTTAGTTAGTCCATCTGCAGTCTGGATTTTCTCAATGAATAATTGATTAAATCGCTGACCCTCAAGATTCATATCACTCATGTTACCTTCTCCTTTACGTTTTCTTTTCTAGTTTCTATTTAACTATTTAAAAAAAATTGTCTATTTTACCATTCTTTTTGGTATTAGTATAGCTGAATCGTAAGAGTAGTAGTACTCTTATCAGCTACAAATCCGATCGCTGTCGTATCAAGAGATGTAATCATCCCGGCTTTAGCAGACACTTCATCACCGTAAGTATAATCACCAACTGCTCCGGAAATTACGTCAGTCTCAATGATCCCAGGACCAAGAACTGCCTTGATCTTACCGACATCAGTCACATCCGGCCGAGTGGACGGATACCCAGTGTAAACGATCCGGAACTTCCCAGTAGCCGCGACAGTTGGCTTCCACTTACCAGTAGAAGTGTCGAGCTGCAGAGTCGTGCCTTCATCGAAAGTAGCTGTAGTATCGATCTCAGACTCAGCTAGGATACAACCATATCTTACTTGAAAATTAGCCACTTAGACCTCCTTAATGGTTTTAATCCTCATCCTCTTCGTCTAGAAGTACTTGTAGTATTTTAGCACGTGGGTCTTTACTAGTTTTGATATCAGTAAAAGTGTCTTCAATAATCGATGCTTTCTTAGTCAATGCTAGCTCAATAGCCTGCTCAACTATCATTGGATCCTTACCAGAATTGATTAGTGACTCTATCTTATCATCAATATTCTCATAGCTTATCAAACCCTTTTGTGCCATTACATTTGCCAATTTGCGAAACTGCTCTTCCTTATCTTTAGTTTCAATTGTTTCTAGCAGGGCTTGATTCTTCTGCTCCTGCTCTCTAATAACTTTAGCTGCGTATTTCAAAATTCCTGCTACGTTATCCATTTTTTAGCCCCATCCCTGTTGAGCTTTAAATTGCTCAGTATATTGTTTTAGGGCAGCTCTTTGCTGTCTAGATTTACTAATGTTTTTCTTAGCCTGGACTCCACCATAGATAGCTAGTGGAGTTGTCCCCACTAGACCAGCGGTCATAGCCTTATAAGCAAATGGGTGAACTTTCTTCTTAGTGGGTGTGGTAGTTGAGGCAGCTTGAGGCTCAGCTTTAGGCTTAGGCTTAGCTCTAGGCTTAGCTCTAGGCTTAGCTTGAGGCTTAGGCTTTGACTTTAATTTATTAACTGCCTTAGTAACCGTAGGAAAGTAGTCTTTTTTCAGTGCTTTAGCTGTTCTCGGGCTAACACCAATTTTCTTCTTAAGCAGACGCTTTCCCCCGCTTATAGCCCCTTGAACCCAGCCAGCTGACTTAAGGATATTCACTCTTGCTTGTTTATCTATCATAGCCTTTCTCCATTAGCTCAGCTGTCTTTTCTAGAAGTGAAGCTAATACTAGTCTTGGGTTAGTAGAACTATTACTAGCTTCTTTTTCTATGTCTTTTTTAGCGTCACCATCAAGTTTGCTAAGCTGTTCTCTAAGTAGATCGGTTATTTTCAAAGTTATTTCCCTCTATATAATCTACTTGCTTGTACTTTTTGATTTGGGCAATGCTTTCTGCTTCCAATATTGTGCAGCTCTTAAGGCAGATGCATAATAAGGAGCAAAATAACTAGCAGCCTGTACTCTGCCAGTTCTAACTCCAACTTCGGCACCACGTTTTCGTCCATATCTATAGCCACCGTAACCAGTACCAGCTAAGCCCCCAGTTATTCCCAGACCAGCTAGGATACCTTTTGCTCTAGCACTCATAGCCTCTTTGTTAATAAGACGCTCTTTAGCTATTTTATAGATTCTATCTTCTTTTTCCATTTTTTTTTAGCCTCCAATTGAGGGAGGAAAATTGTTCCTCCCTAAGGAATAACTATTACTTCTTGTTGCTCCGACGACCAAGGGTGTAACCACCAGCACCAATACCACCGGCGGCAAGTCCTTTACCTAGAGCTCTTTCTCTAGCTGTAAATGCCCATCTAGTAGCTTCGCCTCTAGACTTACCCAGTCCTCTGGCTATACCCCAACCCTTTTTCCTTCGCATAACTTTTGATTTAGCTGTGCCAAAAGCTTTGGTAGCAAGATTTTTAAGAGCTTGCACTTTAGCTTCTTTAAGAACATCATCAAGAAGCTCATCCTCAATAAGCTCATCAGCTAGCTTGTCTAGCAAAGCTTCTTCGAGCATCTCTTCAGCTAGTTTGTTGATAAGATTACTCATTATCTACTCTCCTTTTTTAACCTCCAATTAGGAAGAGCTTAAGCTCTTCCTTTAATCCGCCGTAGAATGGCGTTTAGCTTTTTCTGCCTCGGCGTTTTCCGAGAGCATAACCGCCCGGTAGTGCGCCACCGGCGATTAAGGCCGCAAGAGCAGCTTGTCTTTCACGCGGAGACATACCTCCGTATAGAGCACCCGCTCGTCCCTTCACATATCTTCCGCCAGCTAGAACTCCTGCTTTTCCTCTACCTGCACCAGCCTTAACTTTTCCCCAGCCTCTTCCTGGGAGATTTTTGGCATAGCCCCAAGCTTTTCCAGCTCTAGCCCACGCTGCCAACTTCTCAACTTCTTCATCAGTCATCTCGGAAGCATCCTTCTCCAGGATCTCTTCCAGCTCATCTTCATCAAAGTCATCGCCGAGAAGCTCATCAGCTAGCTTGTCAAGAAGAGCTTCTTCTAGCTGCTCTTCAAGCATCTCTTCGGCTAGTTTGTTGATAAGATTACTCATTGTTTATTCTCCTTTACCTTTTTTTTGTTAGTCTAATAGATTGTTTCTCAGGTATTCTTTCACTAAATCACGTGCATGGACTCTGCCATAAGATTCAATGATTTCACTGAGTTTTTCTTCTTCTGCGGCATTGTTTACAAGGGCTTCCAGTGTTTCTTCAATAGCATCAGTTGCAGCTTCATCTTCACTTTCGTCCGTGTCCAAAGAATCCTCAACTGCTGCTAGAGAAGCAGCGGCCAAAGCGGCCACGGGATCTTCTGTGATTCCATCCTGCAACAGCCTGGAGGCCGTATCAGTTACGACTTCCAGTTCCTTTTGAATCAGCTCGGCCTCTTCAGGGTCTTCAATAGTTACTTCCGCAGAAGTAGCTGCAGCCCGAGCAGGGTCAGCTGAAGAAGCTGCCACGTTAGCTGGCGTAGGATCCTGCATAGCATCAGCTAGACCAGTTTGAGGGGCCTTAGTTGGCTGTGCCACCGCTGGGGGTGCGTCAACCGGGTTCTCAAGGTGCGGATTAGGGGAATTTTCATTGGAAGGAATTCCTGCATTAATATCCGTAGCGCTTTTCACGACACCCGCTCTTTTTAGCTCTTCCAGGACTGCTGAAGCAATCTTTTTCACCATACCTGAATTATCAGGCGCATCTTTATCAGCTACGCTTTCAGTCAGAAGCTGGTGAGCCATCTTGTTAAGGTCGTCGTCAGAAGGAGTAGGAACATCCTCTTCTTCTAGTTTTGCAAATAGCTCTTCAAATTTCATTTAGTGTCCTCCTTATAGATTGACTCTATAATTCTCACGTCTGTTTTTGCGGCCTCCTCTGTTTCATATACAGAAGAAACCATGCTATTCTTAGCTAAATTTTGTACGTCTTTGTCAGAAAAGTCAAGACCTTTGTATGCAGATAGTACATAAGCAGCTGGAACACCAGCAACCAAGTCTTTGTATCTTTCGTTAAACTTGACTGGTATTGATGGAACTACAATGCCTGCCATTGCTTTGTTGTGGATGTCAGCAGTGCTGATAGGATTGATGGAACCAGCCTCCAAAAAGTGAGGGAATTTACCTAGTTCTGGAACTTCCTTGAGTGTTTTCCTACCGTAATACGCACCTATTCCTAAAGCAATTAGTAATGCTAATAAAGGAAATGTTTTCTTAGATTTCGCCTCTTTGATTATTCGTCCTCTATAAATTTTATATAATTCTGGGGTTGCCTGATTAAGATCTACAGATGCAGTTTTCTTTAGTTTATCCTGGTTTTCGATTGCTCTGCTAAGCACAAACGGTCTGTAGTAAGAACGGTCGTGCAAGCGAGGCAGCATTAAATCAAAAATGTCATTATCCAGATCTTCCATAGAGAATTTAGCTATGTCACTAGCCTCATTTTTCTTCTTGGAAACTAAAGCTTTAAACTCATCTGGCTTTAGAATAATACCCATAGCCGTCAGCGAGCCCATCACTTTTTTCAACGGCTTCTTAGCTAAAACTGTTATTTCATCAGGGCTAAGATCAGGTTCAATCTGAACGATCTTGCCCACAACCTTTCTAGCTAGATCTTTATAGATAGCTAATACAGACGGGTTTTGTGATACAACTTCTTTTTCTACAATAGCTTCTTTCTGCTCGACACTAGCTAATTTAACTAGAACCAGAGCTTCACTGTTAGCCCTGTTCCACACGAAGCTGATGTCATAGAAAAGGGGTTTGAAAGTTAGTGCTTGTACTTTGCTTCCGTCTGAGTAAACTTTGTTTAACTCATATTTTAAATGATAGCATCTAGTTGACCTAGTGGTGTTAACATTACCGCAATAGGAACATTGCTCATAAGGAGTTGTGAGTCCGAAACTAACACCAACCAGCTCCTTGGATGTCTCCATGTTATTTAGTCTTTGCACTATCTCTGGAGCTCTATGTTTGTAGATTCCGATTAGCAGCTCAACTCTATGCATCCTAGGATTCCAGAATGCTTTGAGAACATCCCCAACTTTATACTTCGGGTCTTTGTTTAGATGATCCCTAAAAACATGAGCTTTTAGAAATGTCTGGTAGCCGAAGTCTAGGGATCCACCGGCTAAGTCCCCTTCTATAAGGTAGTCGGCGTTCTTGTTTGATCCCCAGTATTCACCACTTCCTACAGCATTAGTCAAGGCATAAGTGATATCAGTATCCGCTTTCTCCAGCTTGCTAATATGTTTCAGACACTCGTCTGAAATATCAGAAGCCATTTTGACTATGCCTTCTCTAGGTTTAACTATTTCTAGGTGAATTCCATAGTTATCTACTATATCATAGTAGATTGTTTTTCTAATTCCATCCATAATGAAGGCTTACTTAGCTGATTAGCCAATAACACTACCAGCTACAGTTTTTGCTACTGATTCTCCAAAAGCTTTCTGCACATTAGGGGCTGTAGTTTCTCCACGTCTTTTTTCCACATCTAGAACATCTGCCATCATCCTAGTATCCACCCCACCTGCCTCCAGCGACTTCTGGACAAAAGCCCCAGCTAAAGCTGGGCTAGTAGCTGTCATAGGAGCAATCTCAGCTAAACTATTGAAATACTTGTCAACGTCTTTCTTACTGTATTCCTTTAGCTGAGGGTAAAATGACATCATGTTATCTCTGGATCTTTCTATTTTTCTAGGCATAGTAATAGATTTGTGTACCTCTTTTCCTAGAGTGTAAACTGTAGGCAATGCCAGTAAAGTACCTATAGCAATACCTAAATTCGATCTTCTGAATTTTGATCCCTGTGAGATTAGTTTATTTAACTGGGCATCAGTCAAGGTTGTTGGCATTTTTGTTACCATCCTTTAGGTTTAATTAGCTTAGTAGTCTTACTAGCTGAAGGTCCAAAAGCTTTCCATGATTTACTAGCTTTAGCAAAGGCTTCTGGACCAAAAAAAATTAAGTTAAGTGGGCCAGTTTTCCACAAGCCTTTACTTAGAAGCTTAGTACCTTTCCATGCTTTCTCAGTAGCTCCCCAAGCTACATCACCCATTGAGCTAACTTTATTTAGAGTATCTCTTACCTCGTTCATTATTTCGATTTATCTACCAGCAAGAACCCCGGCACCCAGAGCCGCATTCGTTAGAGTTTGCCTGTCTTTGGCCCTTTCAACCGCATCCATTAATTCTGGATGACTCTTAGCTAATGCTTTAACAATACGTTGTGAAGAAACACCTTTCTGGATCACGGGGGCAAGACCTAATGTGGGAATCCCTGTTACCCACGGATGTCTCAAAATGTACTTTTTTGCTATTTCTCTTTTGATTAGCTGCTTTGCTTCCGGTTCCAGTTTTGTCGGGATTATCAAATCACTGTAATCTTCTACCTTTTCAACATCAAATTTAGCTAGCTTATTAGCTGCAGACTTATAGATTCTATCACTATAATCATCTTCGCCAATACCTAGCAGGTTCATTCTAGCCAACTTATCCATTGCTTATTCTCCTTTTATAAGTTAGATTTAACTAGAGATTTCTTAAGCTCTCTAATCTTTTCTTCTGCCATCTCACCTACAACTAAAGCTTTACTGCCTTTGTTCTCTTCTAGATCAATAGTTTGAATTATCCCAAATAGAGGGTGGGAACCATTAACTACAGTTACTCCAGGGTGGCGATTGAATAAGTTTTCTGACGTAGCTGCAGCTGACTTCTTAAGACGGTCTACAACTTCCTGAAGCAGCAGCATGCCTGTAGCTTTCTGCTCAGGGATAGTTTCATCCATCACATCTACTAAGTCGGGTGCAGAAGCCTGTTCATTCAGAATAAGATTCTGCATCATATTCTTAGCTTCCTTCCTAAGAGTGGTTAGCTTGAAGATAGAAGTTGTATATGCGTCCCTGGAGTTCTCAATCTCCTGACGCAATCGGTCGATCTCACCACTTACCTTTTCCCTTTCATCCGGGGCGGCGGCTTCCTTTGTGACGTCACCCATGGTTAAGAAATCATTAAATACCTTGGAAACTTTTGAGGATTTCTTTGTCATCGAAGGTAAAGGCTGGAGGAATTCTGCTGGTCTGTCTGGGTTATCTGTAGATGCTTTAAGATTAAGCTCGGTAACAATCTCTCTAGTGTCAGCCAGCGGAAATTCTGCGGTCTTGTCCTGTGATGTCTTATATAAAGCGAGGAAGGTTGCATTGTTAGCTACCTCAGCAATTCTAGCAATTTGCTTAGGGTTAAGTGAATTCTCAGTAGCCATCTTCTTGATTGTATCCTTTAGAGGTACCCCGTTCTTGAGAAACTCATCGGTAGCTTGCACACCCCAAATTTCAAACTGTTCTGGTCCGAATGTTTTAAGCTCTCCGTCTAACAACTGGTCCATTACAAACTCCTTATCATATGAAGATACTATGTATACGATGAAAGTTTAATAGAATTAGATATAAAAGACAAGTGCCCTTATTGAAAATAAGGGTGGATCAAGGGGGCACCCAGATGAACATAGTTTACAGACTGCACTAAGTCATCTGGCTCGTCTCTTCTGTGGTCGTAGAATATCACTGAAGAACCGCTGAGCAATCGTTTTTGAGTCCTAACATTGAGAAAGTCTTTATACAGCTCAGGTTCATACTTAGGGAACTCTATCTTGCCACCTTGTTTCATATCAGAGAACAACCTGCCTAAGCTAACCGTCTTGTTAGCTTGGTATCTAACTGCTATAGGTTGCCAGCTTAACGTTTCTTTCTGGGCGGTGTACATAATAGGATATAATCCTATTCCATATTTAGCTAGTTTCTGAGCTAGGAGAGGATTACTCGTCAGTCCCATACCAAAGTCAGCTAAAACTAGTCTAACCTTAAGCTCCACACAAATGTCAGCTAAGATATCTATTTGTGAAACTGGGTCAGCTTCCGCACCTATAAACTTCTTAGAATAGATAATCTTAGTTACTCCATGTTGGTGATAGCCGACTGAAAGTACAGTGTAACTATCGGATCCCCCTCCCCAGTCTATCCCCGCTACCAATGGAAGCTGAGCAAATTTCTTAGCAAATTCAACTGTGTTGGGGTGACTAGTCATATTCTTCAAAATGTCGTCTTTGCTTAAAGCCTTCTCAGAAACATTAAAAGGTAAAGCTAAAACTTCGTTATAGAACTTCTGAGTTGAATAATTCTTAATCTTGTACATTATCTCAGCATGAGTCATCCAGGGCACTGTAAGCTGAGTGAACCTATAGCTGACAATCGGGGCATCAGGCTGAAAGCAAAAGTATTGGCCTGTGAGCTGGTCTCTATCCATGATCCGTTTGCATTTTCTGCACTGCAAACCCTCTTCTTTAATAATATCTATATCTTGATAGTTGAAATTCCCGCAGTGAGGACATTTAAGCAACCATTCATTCTGAGTAGAATTATCCCATAAATCCTCTAAGCTGGAATCTTCCGAGGTTGGAGTTCCAGCATACAACATCCACTTATAGTTAGAATGGGAAACACACTCCTCAATGATTGGAATGTTATCAGTAAGTATAAGCTGGCACTCGTCTACACAAATACGATCAGCACTAATTCCACGAACAGAGTCAGCCGTTAAATAGCAGTGACGCAGGAATGTAGTGGAGTTATTACTGTATCGTTTATCTGTGATGCTATCACGAATATAAGGACCAGCTAAGAAATAATCCCTAATTTTTCGACTCTCCGCTAGAAGTGGGTCTATCTTCTGCCTAGCAAAGGCTAGCATCTGTTTCTGTGTGAAAGTAATATATAGATTATCGAAATTAGATATCTGAAAGCAGTCAATTTGACTAACATTACAGATAGTCTGTGAATTGTGTGTAATAACCCCATTAGCTACAAAGTTTTTGTGGGAGGTTTCTAGATTATAAGTTTGCTTTTCACCTACTGGTTCTATTGATTCTATCTGATCCCACAGAATATCGCTATTGAGCAAACTAGTCAGAAATGAATCATTAAAAAAATCTACATAATTCTTAAATTTCTTTTTTGTTAAATTATATTCTAGTGTTAGTTTTAACCCCTTTGAGTGGGGTGAACGCCTAGAAATTCCCACAAAGTCTCCTGGTTTCAGCTGAGCTAAAAGCCTATAACCATATAATGTTTTTAGTGGGTGATTCAATGTACAAATTAATTCATTCCTTAAATATTTTGTTTTGATTTTGTAACATTCTTGAACACCATTTTCATGTATTTCTAAAACCTTACCCGCCTCTGCTTTTAGTGTAGAATTATTAAGGCAACAAACTCCATCACCAGCCTTTAAATCTTTTATTTTAACTACGTTTCCGTTTGATAACGTTACTTCGGTATCTTCTGAGCAGCATTTTGCTATCTGCCGAGCTGTCTTCAGTAATATTCTTCTTCCCTTAACTCTATCTTCATAGACTGGAAGTAAATATTCGTATCCTTTTAGAGAGAATGGCTTTCCTCTCAGCTTAAGAAACTTCTCAGCAAACTGACTTCTGGAAATCATGAAAAGGAGGTGTTAATGGTGTATCCCTTCCTCCTGGTTTTTCTTCTTTCTTCCTTCTAGAGGACCTTCGAACACCGGTATTTCTTGCTGAATGTCACTATCCTTTATTTCTTCAGCGTCAATAACCTGTTCAAATGATTCTTCATCCTCTAAATGAGGAGGGGGTAAGGCTTTAGGAGTAGAAGCTTTCATTGTATCTATACCGATTCTAGCCCACCGCTTAGCTTCAGGATCACCACGATCTTCAGGCTCACCACCTACAAAATCTGTTCTCATTTTCTCCAGGGTTCCCCAGTAACTGATAGACTGTAAGTTTTCCTGGAGCTCTTCCAAACTAATCTGAGGTATCCCTCCAAGGAGCCAGATACAAAACTTTATATTATTCCTTTTAGCTGCATCATACAGTTTAGCTTCAGACTTATCTAGTTTTCTAAAGTAGTAGATCCAATCACCCTCAGTCTCTACCATTTCAGGATTAAAAAAGATATACCTATACCACTCGAAGGCTGGACTAGAACACCTCATTGGGAACCAATTCTGGAACTCCCTGCTCTCCCTCAAGAAGACAGCACAGTTGTGGACTCTCCTGAGCATAGGGTGAAGTGCTAGTAAGAAAACTTCCCTGAGAACCTTAACTTCAATCCCTTTATATCTACGAAGAACCTGGGGGTGAAAATAAATAAATGGGAAGATAAGGCCAGTTTCCACTAGCCACTTTAGTAAGTGATTAAAAGTGGTCCTGTTTTTAGGGGGGATGTAAGAACCCTTTATAGATTCCCTAATTGTTTTCTTTTTAGTAGTGTTAAGTAAAGCTTCTCTTCTAGCGTCTATAAACTCATCTTCAATCGGGGGTAAGAAACTTTCCCTTAAAAAATCGTTAACCTCTTTATTATCTCCATAAATAAAGATAGCATACTTTAAAAAAGTTTCGTAAGGAACACTAGGATATGTTAGCATAAAAATAGGTTAGAACTTGATAGCTTCGATCAAAGACTTAATTCTACCTTTACCGGATGCTCTTTGACCTCCATAGACTGCTTTGGTCGTCGGTCCTTCGAGCTGAACCATCTTTTTAACAGCTTTAGCTTTAGGCAAACCTTTATGTAGCCGCAAGAACTTATAAGTTATTACGGGGGACATTCCTTCTTTCTTGAGAAGGTCAGAAGCTCGCTTATAAATTCTATCTTCGTTCATATCTTATTCCTTATCATCCTGTTCTAGATAAATTTTGAATATCTTAACTACTGATAATATCTTTTCCAATCCTAGCATAGTGTCTCTGATAGCTCTTTCAGGAACATCTTTAAACCCTAGCCTTGAGAATATGAGCAAGGAGGCTAGTCTCTCCACTGTATTTTGCATTTCAGGAATTCCATTGACAAAGTAGATAATGTTATCTGGGGTTACCAAATTAAGTCCTAGAGTCTGATCTAATGCAACTTCATCCCTAGTCATAGCTGCCTGCTTCACAAAACTAGCCTTGATTGCTGGGATAGCTTGCAGAGTAGCTTTAACTTTAGGGATAAGCTCTTCTTTACGCTCAGCTATAGTTTGAGGAAAGCTAACCTTAACGAGTTCAACCTTGCCATTAACTTTAGCTTTTTTCAGGATCTCATCAGTTCTGGGAACATCAAAGCCGACAGAACCCAAGAAAAATTTAGCGTCGTTATAGTCCATGTCGTTGAAATTAAAGGTTTTTCTAGTCCCTCTCCCAGTCAAAAACGAAGGGACAGAAGCAAACTTACTTAGCTGATGGCTTTCCATCACAAAGCGACTGCCATCGCTCTTGATCTTCAATCTATCTCCATAACGAAGTGCTGCCTCTTTGCTAAACTGATTTGCATAGCGGGAAAGATTGACAGCATCCTTTAAGCTGACGAACACAAAGTCATCTGAAGAGACGCAGAAGATCCTTTCTCGAGCTTCATCTAGTAATCTGGATGATCCTACATTTGAACCTTCTCCTGGAGCAGAAGTTTTAATCCACCCCTTAAACGTATCAGAGAATCGAAATTCAACCGGGCGGTTATCCAGAGAAACACCTTTGACGTAGTAAGCCTTAGCATCATCATAAAGCGTCTTCATGTGCGAAGACGTAATAGTAAAGGGCATCACCGCGATCGGCTTCCTTTTATGTATGAATGTTCCCACCATGCCTGGCGAGGGTTCAGTTCCTTTAGGGACTTCATAATCCTCTGTCTTTTCTCCAGCGAATCTATCCTGAATAGAATAGAAAGAGGAATTGTAAAATATATTCATATTAAGTGGCTGCATCAAGTAATCAAATAGAGGGATAACTTTACCTTTAACAAAAGCACCAGAATCAGTCTTACAAGCATAGGTCCCAGGATCAACTACTTCTAGTGTGTCTTCAATTTTAGTTCTAAGCACAGCCATCGACCCTGAATTATCCATCATAGAAACAGTAATCTCCCCTCCCCTATTGACTGAATCAATGACTGGCCAGCTTGTCTCCATAAAGCTGTTTAGATAAGCATTAAGTTCTTCTGCACTCATGCTATGCTCAACCGGATGAAAAGCTTTGTCTGAGCTAGTTAGAACTGTATACGTATCGTCAGTATTCTTCCTGATCTGAATAATTCCTACAGGAAGAAGTGCGGAAAGAGCTGTATTATATTGGTCATCGTCTAAAACTGGTAAGTCTACAAGTTTCTTGAATACCTTTGTTACTTCTGGGTATTTGCTTAATGAAACTAGATCTTTGTTACTTCTAATATATTTAAGTAGATTGCTTTTTGCAGCAGGAGTAACTGTAAAAGCAAGCTTATCTAGAATAGATGATGTCTTTTGGTAGACAGTCGGCTGATCAGTCATCAGCTCAGGTGTCTGGGTAGTTTCAAGAAGGCTAGTAGACTTTTCAGGTTCACTAGTAGTAGATTCGACCAGACCTCTTCCGGAAATGATCAGACGGATCCTAGTTTCAGTAGCAGGGTAGTAAAGGCCGTTGTATAGAAAAACATCAAATGGAGAAAGCTTACCTTGCCTGACAATAGTTGGGAAAATAATCTGGTCATTAGGGAAAACTATGGTGTGAGAACCCAACATTGAATGGGTTTTGTCGTCTGCGTGAGTTATTTTAGTTTTGATGACAGATTCCCTGAAAAAGGGGAAGTCAGATAGAAGTTTCTCTAAGGTTTCGCTTGGCCATCTGCTCGGATCCCCAGAAAGGGGGATGTAAGTATCTTCCAAGCTAGGACCTTCAACAAAAATGTCGTCTAAAATTGGCACTTTAGCTTTCTCCTTTACTCAACTAATGTTTTTGTAGCTAACAAAGAAAAAGGCGGTGGCGTAATCGGTGGGCCAGTGGGTCCTGTCGGGTGCGAGTGTGTATGTGTGTACAGATAACTAATCAAATCTTCTCCCTTGATAGCGTGGCTAGAAGCCTTATCTCCTATTTTTATCAAGCTGCCATCAATTGTTGCCATTCCGTTTGTCTTAACCTCAACATTTCCTATAAAATCAACTGCGATACTTGTGTTTGCCGGTTCATTAACATTTACTCTTACTTCAGCTGTGTTAAGATAAACGCTCACTTGTCCTAATTTTAATTCAATGAACCCTAATTTGTCAACCTTTAGGCTTGCTTTCTCTAATCCTAGTATATCTTTAACAATATATTCATAAAATTTTCCAGTAGGAACACCAGTAGTATCTTGATATTCTTCTAGATGTTTCATCCCTGTGATCGAATTAACTGTATGAGAAATTACCATTCCGGTTGAATAGTGCTCAAACTCAGAATCGTTAATGCTTAAAAACTGACCAGCTGGACTAAGTACTATACCACAACTGGGTGAAGCTTTTATTTCTATACTTCCAGCTGATCTTACACATATATACTTAGAATCACTTCCAACCCAAAAATCTTTCGATCTTAGATTTGGGGAGTCATTTTTGTACTTAGGATAATTGGGTGAAAGAGACATAGTACCATCATCTTTCATTATTTCTAGAAAAGAAAATAGTGCATAAGGCTTACGTTTACTATCAAAAAAAATAACACAGCGATCACCTTCTGCTGGGATGCTAAACACCCCCTCGCCTCTTCTAGCTGCTACCGACAAAGGCACTACATTATCAACTATTCTTTCATCATCAAGAATTACTTGGAAAGATCCGTCTTTATAAACTGCAAAAACTGTCCCAGAATAAACCATTACCTCTCCCTCATTACCTCCCTTATATTATCGGCTTTATACCAGTTAAATTGGCTGGTATAAGTTTAGTATCATCAACAAGTTTTAGAAAGGAGAAATTAGTGAATGCATTTGTATTAGTACCTATCAAAATAAACGTTAAAGTTTCACCTAAAGATGAAACCTTCCTTAAATCATTTAAGCGTTTGAAATTCAAGCGTAACATTTTCGTTGTGGATAAGGATAACCTAAATAGTAGTTTGAAAAAATTCAAACCGTCACCCGCCTTTTCCGAGTATGTTAAAAAACGCTTGGACACAGTAGACTCACTCATGATCGGTCTTTTAGAAGAGGCTCCATTTGACTAGTCGCTTCTAAGCTGATGTTATATATTGTGGTATAGGAGAGTACCCATCCAGATCTGATGTCCATCCTCTAGCTACCCCCTCCTCTATAGTGTTTTTAAGTTCTCTATATCCTAAACGTGACATAAAATCTTCTTTAGCTAGTGGTATTTGACTAATCCCCCTGATAAAGGGATCGTACTGAATAGGATTTGGTTTGACCCTTACTTTCTTTACTCCGTTGGCTTTAAGCTCTCTGGATATCTTATTATCTATTTCTGTTCCAGCTCTAATTGGACCGATGTTCTCCATCAAAGTTCTTCCTGTAGCTGACGAGACATCAAGCTCAAGCTCTTTTTTTTCATTCTCAGCTTCAGCTTGAGCTATCCTAATAAAATCTCCTGGAAGGAATTCTGAATCGCCTGGATCCCTAACTACTCCAGCTTTAGTTGTCGCCGCCACAACACTCTCTACTACGTTAGAACGTACTGGTATTCCTTCTGATCTATAGGCATTTAGCAACTCATCACGTAAGTAATTTCTCATCTCAGGCAGCCCTTTAGTCCTGTAAACATCATTAGGATTAATTAACCCGGTCGTTAATCGTGACCCTCTAGCTACAGCGTCACCCTCTTTAACCTCTACTGCTGTATTTCCAGGAAGTGAGTACATGGTGTCATCTACCTCTATTTCAGTCAAGTCTGGTGTTTGAGTGACTCTTTTTACTACCCCACTATTTTCAGCAACGGTTGCCTGGCCAGCAAAGTTCTTAGGCATCTCTAGTAATGTTCTTATCTTGGTTAAACCAGTTAAACCTGAATCTGGGGATCCAGTACCGGCTACACCGCCTTTATGAGGAGTAGATAAAGCTGCTTGGGTAGCTGGCTCGCTAAGTGCCTGGGCTGCAAAAACTCCGTAGTAATCACCTACATTAGGTGCTTGTCCATCCGCACCTAACCCAGCACACATGCTGCAAGATCCAGATACTGATTTACAATAAAGCGGGGATCTAACTTCTATACTAGTAACCTTATTTTTCTTTAGTAACTGCACTAGTTCAGGATCTACCAACTGATTCCTTTTGGCTATAGTCTTACCTCCAACGTGAACTGGAGCGGCTAAATAGCGATCGAGCACGTCTTGGTTGTTAATCGGGAGAACCAACCCACGGGTGGCTCCGCAATCTTTTTCTGTGACTTTGTAATCTAATCCTGCCGCAGCAAACTCTTTAGCTAGCTTCCCAGGTTCAGCTACTTCAATCCCCTTATCAACTAGACCCTTTCTAGCACCTTGACTAGCTACAATATAGTCGGGTAAGGATAACCCTTCCGAATATGATTTCTCAATAAAGATTGGAACCGGAGCCCCATCAATATCCTGTGTCATTACTGGTGATGTTAGTATCTGCCTAGCATTTCCAAGCTTGCCCTTAACTCCAGCTAAAGTTTGTTCAACAAACATATTAGATTTGTTCTTTAGTAGATTAGCATCTAGTTCAGTAGTCAGCTGTTGCAGAAGAGAAACTCGCACATTTAAATCCTCAGTTTTATGTACTTTAGTCATATATTTATCGACAAGATCCGGCCTTTTTATTGGCCTTAAATCCTCAAACTTGAAGGAGTACCCGGATGAATATGCGTATTCATCTCCTAGTTTCTTGAGACTATCCGCTATAATAGCTCCTGAAGATGGATCTTTCTCACTTATTTCAGTTAGTAGCTTTTGTAACTTTCCTTTGTTGATTGGTTCAGTAATATAATAAGAAGCTGGAAGTACACTGTTTAGTTTCTTTCTGCCTTCAGCAGTTAAGCTTAGCTTATAAATTCCAGCCATAGATTCCTCTTGCGGTATCAGCATAAACTTTCCAGTTGAAGGGTTAATCACATGTTGTGATGGGAGCATAGTATAAGCTTCTTTAATAGCTTCATTGGAAAACGGAACATGAATAGTCATAGCGTCACCGTCAAAATCAGCATTAAATCCAGTAGCAACTAGAGGATTAATCTTCATCCCCTCCCCTTCACTGAGCTTAGGCTTAAACGCCATGATGCTAAAGCGATGCAAGGAGGGTGCTCGATTAAGTAAGACTGGATGCTTATCCATTGTCATCTCTAAAAACCGCCTTGATTCCGGGTCTCTACTGTCTATTTTTTGGACGGCTTCAATGGGGCTGTAGCCTCTAGATGTATATTCTCTAACAACGAAAGGCTTGAATAAATTCCAAGCTAATCTTTCTGGGATTCCGACCTCATCTGTATGTAAATCTTCAGAAGGAATAATAACTGACCGGCCGACTAAATCCTGTTCTTTACTTAGTAGCTTGCTTTGGAAATAACCCTCTTTGGGTGAGCTCCCTGTTATCATAGGAAGAATCCCAGTTTTCTTGTGATAATAGCCTGAGATAGGGTCACCAAGTCCATATAAAGCTTTTATGCTTCTATATAAATTATTCCTCAGATCCCTTTCCTGAGCTTCCGGAACTTCTAAATCCTTAGACTCCTTAAGTAAATTATTTGTCAGGATAATGTCTCTATACAGATAGTTAAAATCAGATGTTTCTAGTGATCCATCCGGTAAAGGATAAATTGGTCTCATTTTTGGGGGAATGACAGGAACATTCTTTAGTATATAAGCATCAGCAGGATTTTTAATTCCTAGAGTTTTTAACGATCTAATTGATCTAAGCTTTCTGTTTATCTTATCTAAATCAGAACCAGTTTTACCTTTAGCTTCTTCCAAAGCTACTTTGTACTCCTTATCTAAATCAACTTTAGATAGAAGTCTCTCGATAGCTTTTCCTCCAGTTATCGCCCCAGGGGTACTTTTGTCTACGATTGAACCTTCTCTGGTTATAAATAATGTTCCATCCACTATTTTATTGTAAGAAGCTTCAGTCAATCCTAGCAAACCAGTAATAGGCTTTTCCATGATTGGGTTGGGGAGAGGCTCGTTAAGCTCTACATGCGTCCATTTCTCAGCTGAACCTAAAAGACCACCAGTCTTAACAGGATCAAATAGACCACCCTTCTCAGGTCTGAGGTTGCGGTCTAGCATCTTCCCCTTTTCTATTTTACCATTGCTCATTTCTTTGATGTTTTTATTTGTTAACGGTAGAAGCTTTAATTCTCTTCCTTGTTTTTGAAGATTCACACCCATGGCCTTCAGATACCCTTGGAATGTATCGTAGGCAAATGTAGGCTTTGGGGCTGGGAGAGTTTCCCCTAGTTCGATCGCCCTCCACAAGTCATCATTCTTCTCACTTTTCTGCATAACATCCTTGATGAATGATGTTGCCCCATGCGACAATAAAGAATAATAAGTTAAAGCATCTAAGCTTTTACTTCCTTCGGCACCACCCCTGACAGGCTGATCCAGTACAGAGTACACCCCCTTATATCTAGACGAAGCTTTATCTAAGGCTTGGTGCTTAAGCTTATAAAAGTATTGGTTACCAGTAAATACATCTTTAATTTCCTTGTTAGTCTTAGGGTCTATTAGTGTTTCAGTGTCAGATACATTGTACTTCTTCATCATCTTGTTAATTTCTTCAAACTGGTTTTTTGGTTCGAAGTTATTAACTAAAATCTGCTTGCCAATTTTCTTTGCAATTTTCCCAGCCATAGTTTCATAAAGCTGAGAAGGATTTAGTCTGGATATAACTCCAGCTGGAGGCAGTAAGATCTCAAGGGGATTACCTTCTTTATCTTTAGGCATTTGGTCATCTGGTATAATAGCTCCTATTGTTCCTTTACCGGCAGAAAGATTACTGAGCTTGTCAGCAATCCTAGCAGGTTCTTGAGACTTAATAAAAATCGAAATATGCTTTTTCCCAACCACTACATCTGAAACTACGCCAGGTTCAACTCTATCCCACTTAAGCGAGTGGTCTTTAAACCTATTAACCAAGCCTCTACTTAATCTGCCTAGAATCAGGTCCTCGGGTGTATCCTTTCTGTACTTCAACAATGCTGCAATAGTATCCCCCGGCTCAACTTTAGCTCCAACTTGGACTACTCCATTAGCATCTAATTTTTCTTTTTGATCTTTATTTAATCTGCTAGGATACAAAGATGAGTACTTTTGCAAGTTGGTGTGTAAGTCCTCGTCTAGCTCGATGTCAAACTGATAAACATGCTCAGATGTTAATTTTTTAGAAGCTGTTTCACTAATTACCATAGAATCAAGTTCATTCAAACCGTAGTACGGTAAATATCCAACTTTGAGATTAGTTCCTAAGGCTAGCTGCCCATCCTTGGTATAATTAAGCTCTACTAACTGATCACCAGCTTTAACTTGATCACCTTCTGACACAACAGGGGTACTATCAAGATAATTCTTATCATTCAGATAAAAATCTTTGTAGAAGAAAGATTTATGTTTCTTACCTTTATTGTCAGTAATCTCAATGAAATCTTTTCCTACCCTAGAAACTTTGCCCGACACTGGAGCTTTCTCAATAATAGCATCTCCAAAAAGCTGGGTAACAGGTTTTCCTTCGATGGCAGCGGCTACTAAAGGTTTTTCTCGGTTAACAAGGCTAATTGCTTGGGAACTGAAACGAGAAGCAATCCCTGCACGCCCACCACCGATAGAATGTAGAAACGGTATCATGTTAGACGACGCCCCAAATATCTGGTCACTAGCCGGGAATTCGAAGTCAGCATTTTTACGATCAGTATACAGAACTTCACCGTTCTTCATAGCCTTAAGCTTAGTGCTTCCAGTTTGTCCAGGAAACAATATAACCTTATCTACCATTTGAGCCGGACTATAATCTGCTATCTTATTTGTTTTTATGTCCTTGAACGGAGTAACAATCTCAGTCCCACGTTTTCCACTAGCTAATGTTAAAAAATTTATGATGCCTACAGAGCTTCCCTCCGGAGTTTGAATAGGATCAATGAAACCAGTGCTGGTATGGTCTATGTCCCTCATAGCTAGAGTTATCTGATGCTCGTCTTGAATCCCGCCTTCACCTAAAATAGTAGTCTTCATTGTTTCATCAAGAATATGTAGAGGATTAGTTTGCTCTGGGGTTCTAACGACATTAAGACTGAATAGACGTTTAATTGGTGACGCTAATGCTGGCCTATATAGGATATCATTTAGATCCTTCTTAAAAGATAGATTTCTCTTTAGCTTCCTTTGGATTTCCTTTCCTTCTTGCTTAAACGATTCATTAACAAAATCCTCCATCGTATGAAAGCTTTTAAAAAATAATGATTCAGAATTCAATGGCTTAGATTTGCCTCTAGCAATATTCAAGGACTCAACTGTTGTATCAACAAGAGCACTCGGAGAAACATTCTTGTATGATTTCTTAATAAAAGCTTTAGCTACATTAGGATCTAGCTCAGTTTTAGAAAAGTATTCCTTTAAAGCTTCCTTAGCTTCCTCCTTGCTGGACATAGGTTTTCTAAAAACAACATTGTAAATTCTATCTATATCTTTAGATACATCTTCTTTATAATTAGATGCATAGACTTCATCTCCCCACACACTCTTAAGCTGGGAATCAGGTACATCCAAAGCTTTTAATAATGAGTATCCCGGTATCCTTCTAGTCCCAAACAAAACAGAAAATTTTCTATCTGAGGGGTCATACGTAAACTTAAAATTCAACCCTTTAGCTAAATTAAAGAAAGCCTCAACCTCATTAGACTCCTTTTTTCTAAGATAAACCCCAGGCTTTCTTCTAAGCAGGTTAACTGATTGATATTCAACACCTTTCCAAATGAATGTGTTCCTTGGGGTCACTTTAGGCAGGTCACTAATCTTATATTTATTTACCTTTTCAATAACTTTGCCTGTACTCTTATCTACTAGATTAAACTTTCCGTATATAGGAACTGTCCAGCTTCCCCTCTGCCCCTTAATTTCTTTTTGAGCTGAGTAATCTTCGGCATTAAGATTATCATCAACCCAAATATCTTGGAGCTCCAGTTTAGTTTTGATTGTTTCTATAGGGAAAAGGGATTTGTAAGAATCTAAAGCTGATTTAGTTAGTTCCTCATAATTACTCTCATATGAGATTATATTCCTTACTTTATCTGTCATAAAATTATGGTATAAGTATTTCGCTATAAAACTTTTCCTTAGTAAGTTTAACATAGTTTCATGAAAGGAGGAATAGACACAAAATGAGCAAAAAAGTCCCGAAAAAGTTCACAGAGATTCTAAACTGGGAAATACCGCCTACCTTTATTTCCTATAGAATATCTAAGTTTAAGCAATCCAACGGTAAGATTAGGAAGCTTGAAATTCCTAATGAAGGGTTAGCCACTGTCCAAAAGATTATCTCTAAGTATTTGACTAAAGTTTATACCCCCACGTTGAATAAAGCTTTTTCCAAAGGTAGATGCTATCTGGATGCTGTCTTTTCTATTATGAATGGTATTAATCAAACTAATGATTCATTCCCAGAAAACCCAGTATTCTACCGAGTAGACATCAAAGACTTTTTCCAAAATACAACCTCAGATATGTTTAAGAAGGAGATGTTGATTAGACGATTTGATGAGGAGCTGGTTGATAAACTAATCAAGATTTGTTTCTATAATGGTCGTCTTCCTACCGGATCTCCAAGCTCTCCGGTTATCAGCTCACTAGCCTCTGAGCATCTAGACCGGAGGCTTGTCCACGGTTTGTGTGACAAAGTTTTGAGGCTAGAAAGATATGCTGATGATTATTTTATTTTGTTCAATAACGAAGATAACTTTAGGGAGAGTGTGCCTCTAATCAACTATATCATGAATGATTATGGGTATGCTATCAACAAGAAAAAAACCAGGAAAATAAACGTAAGATCACATCTCAAGGTAATGGGACTAGTCTGCTCCTTTAATGACGATGCAATCGACGTTTCCATACCAAGGTGGCGCAGGGCTGAAATTTTGAACCACATTAACGAATGCGATGAAGCAACCAAAGACGGCCTTATTGCATGGGCAAATTCAATCTCTGACAAACTGACGTATGAAAGTTCAAACGGTAAGTTGGGAGCCGCACACCATAACCGCCTACGCCTTAGCAAAGGCACAAATAAATTCCTGGATAAAATAGCACAATAAGGAGACAAAAATAATGATCACAGGAGAAATCCCAGTCTTGACCTATGAGCCTACATACGTAACCAAAGATGGTCCCCCTGCACTAGTATCAAAGGCGATTATCTCTCCTACAGCTTCGGAAATAGGGGTTAGTAATCAATCCGGAAATGATTATAGAAATCTCGCCCTTATCTTAAAAACATCAACATGCATAGACGACATCTTACAAAAAGCCTATACTAATGGGTTTGTCTGTGAGCTTATAGGAACAGATATAGAAAGTGGGTGCACAGTAGACAGGAGAATTCTCAATGTTAAGTCTGCATTGTATCAAAAACTTGTCCAAGATTTCCCGGCTTACACTTTTTGCCTAGGTTACAAGCGTAGAGCCAGAGAAAAATTGAACATTCTCCGTGTGCCTCAAGCTGAAGATTCTAAATCAGGCCAGGGCATCACCGTTATCCCAGAAAAAATAAAAATAGAAGTTAGAGGAGAAAAGACGATTAATGTTAACTTCTACCCATTTAGAGATTCTTATCAAAACTTGGTAAGCAGCATCAAAACCGAGATGAAAAATACAAGGGAGAATACAAAATGAATATAACGATTGGACCAGAAACTTTAGTTAGATTCGGAGAGAATCATTCCATTATCTATAAAGCAGTCGATGGAAAGGTCAAATTTTGGCCTGTAGAAAACAAAAACCTCCTTGAACTGTTCCCTGAAAAAGTTAAGGGAGAAGCTGAGATCTTGGATCCTATCGTCGTTGGAATTTTTCCTGGTAGAAACAACGTAGGTTATATCTCTTTGATTCCTGAGCAAACTGTCGACGTACTTTGTGAAAGTATACGCGTCCCCTTAACCCTCCCAGACACAGTCTGGGTGTCTAACGGAGCTGATAACTTTGTGCGAATGGGAGGTATAGCTAAGGAAGAAATTAGCTCATTATCTCTAGACACAACTTTGTTTGCACTAGCAGGACCGAATTGGGTTGGCGCATTTACCATCTGTTTTGGGGATGATCCTCTCCCAAATAAACCAAATGAAATATTTGAGGAGTTCAAACGCAGACCTTTTACGGGTTATTTTCCTGATACTGATTTAAGGAAGCTAGAAAATCACGATGCGTCTAGAACTACAATTAGAGCTTTAGTCGAAGCGTATAATGAAAGATAAAAGGAGAAAAAAATAAATGGGCGAAGACAAAAACAAAGATAAGAATGTACCGACGCAAAAAATCGTTAACATTTGTAAGCGGTTAGACGATATAGACCCAAACGCAATTAGGAATTTGGTAATCACTAAAGGCGGGTTTGTTGAGGTTAGACCGAAAGGCCCGATGATTATTACACTTCCTACCAAAGATATCCCTGAAGCTGGAGAAGAGCTAAAAAGTGGGGTGACAACCACCAAAAAGATACCGATTGAACTCCTCATCCAAATAATGTCATTCTTCCATGAAGTTTATATTGAACATGGTACAGAAGCTGGAGCGGTAATCATGTACAACATCAAAGACGAGAAGTATTGGGTACACGTTCCAAATCTGGACGTAGCTGGGACGAGAGCTTCTTGGGACAGGGAGTATGTAGTAGATTATCCAGAGGATATTCCTGTTGTTGAATTCCATTCCCATCCTTGGTCTAGTGACCCTAGCCCAAGTGGAATAGATGACACCGACGAAAGTGGAAGTTTCGGACTTTTTGGGATAATTGGCAATCTAGAAAGCAACATCTTTCTGCGGGCAGCTAACAGAGGAGAAACGGTAAAGATTCCTTTATATGATGTGTTTGAGAGGAGCTTTCCAAGCGAATGGATGAATAAAGTAGAAGTAGCCTCTAAAACTGGATCGTGGTCAGGCGCATATGATTGGTTTAAGAGCGAGGACTTAGACAGCTTCGGTAGTTACTTTGGGGGAGGGTTCCCTAGCCTTAAATCTAAGTCTAAAGACAAGTGCGGGCTTCCTAAAAAAAAAAAAATAAAAGACGATGACGTGTTCGATGACACAGCTCAAAAAACTTTAGCTGATTTGAGTAATGAGCTTGGTGGTTATGTCGGAGATAGCTTAGAATCAAGCATGATATTGCTAGCTGAAGAGCTAGTGAATGAAATCATGACATCAACAGATCCGGATTCTAAAGTTACCGACATCGAACATATACTAGAAAAGTGGAGGAAAGATGAGTTCCAAGAAACCGGAAGCTAATAGTATTATATCAGTCGATCTCGTAGGTGCTGGGGGTAACGGAAGTTGGATAATGCCAATGTTAGCAAGGGCTGCTGAAAAGAAGCCTTTACAAATAACAATCTGGGATGATGACATCATCGAAAAGAAAAACACAATTAACCAAAACCTACCCTTCCTAAAGCTGAGAGAACATAAAGCAAAAGTTATAAGTGACTACTATAATAAGGCCACATCCCCCAAAATTCCGTTCAAATATGAGATCTCAAGGTATAAGCCTCGTGAGTCAGACATCGTTATATCAGCTGTCGACAACAAAGAGTCCAGACAAGAGATCGCGGAAAGTAAGTGGCATTGGTGGGTGGACTGCGGTGTTGAGATAGGCAGAGCCTATGCCTCTATAAATACTAAAACTCAGCGACCAAGCGAAGACATATTCATGCGTGGAGATAAAGATAGTGGTCTAACCTGCATTCAATTTAGCTCTCCAAGTCAAAACATAATTGCTGGGGCTATGGCTTTCATCTTGATGAACGCTAAACTAGAAGGTGAAGAAATAGAGAAACCATTTCTAGTATACAATCAAAAAGATGGTATAAGTAATACCGGTTTTCAAACTCATGAGCCGGAGATACAGCATGTTATGCCTAGTGCTAACGTTGCATTTAATGCCTCAGTAAATATTGACGAGAGCGGCAGCTGGATATTCAAGTGGCTTCTGTCAGAGTTATCTCCGTTCAAATTTTCGTTGTTGTACTTACTCCCTAAGATTAGCCAAAGAAATAAGCGAAACTTATATCCTAATATCTATAATCTTATAGAGCTAGTTTCATCATTCACAGAGCATAGTGGTTGTGTTGTAAAACCATATATTTCACTTTTCAATGACCAATGTATTAAGTTTAATCTCCACCAAGTAGTGGGTCATACCCATCTTAATCAATATGTAATAAGATCAGGCCCAAATAAAGCTAGAATATTCAGCACTTTTAGGAATGTAGAACCATTCACCTGTGGGAGCTTGACAAATAGACCTATAGAAGGGTACGACAACGGCGAGGAAGATGATAAACTGACTGGCACTTTGAATGAAACCATAAAGGCAGCCTTGTCAAGTTATGTCCTTTATCTACAGACGTTAACTAGGATAATCGACAAAGCAGAAGTGACATGGCTACCTGGAAACGTATGTTTTACGTCAAAACTTACAGAATCAAAACTGGCAACACGAACTAAGTAGTACCAGCTATAAAAGCAAGGAGATATTGTGTCTGTATTGAGATTACTAAGTGTGGTGGGGGCGCTAATTCACGCAACAATTCAAGTAATAAGTGCACTAGAAAACACAAAGACAGAGAAAGAGGACAAGTAAAAATCCAAAGGAGGATATGTAGATGGTCAGAACCGTTTATGTTTTAACCGCTCGTGGAGCAGAGAACGTTGAAATTCCTGTCGAGATGAATGCTGGTGAGACTGAGTCTCAGGTGATGTTGCGCATTTCCAGTCTGTTCCCCGAATATCGTGGAGGTTATGTCCGCTGGGATTCCGATACTTGCGGGCATGCTGTGCCTCCTGCTGCAGAGAAAGGCTAATCGTAATAGTATAGCATGTCCTCACTGCACAATCTCGGGGGGTTCTCCTCTTCGTTGGGGAGGACCCCCCTCACTTTATTAATACCAGCCCGCCGACGAGCTCGTTCGGCGGCGATTACAGACACACCAAATTTCTCCGAAAATTCTTCATCGCTTAGAATAAAAAAATAAGCTAATTTATCTAGGGTCCACCGTTTTTCGGATGAAACTCTAGATTTTTTTTCATGACTTGACATGCTACACCCCATTCATTTACAATGATAAATGAGGGAAGAAGTAATTTCAAGTCAAAAAAAAGTATCATAACGAGTTTAGATAATTGTAATAGGGTAGGGTTCAACTATCAATTTAAATACTTTTTTTAATGAATACTTACGAAGAACTAAGAAATCTCAGGGGCAGGATCCTCTGGCTCAGTTTCGTCTGTTTCTTGCTCATTCTCAGTTTCTTTGACGAGTTCATGAATGGCTGGTGAAATCTTGTCAGCAAAGTTCGCCAATTCATGCAAAATAGTAGTAGACGCTGACACTACTCGATCAAGCTTCTTTAGATCCACGTTGACTCCTTTCTATGTTAAAAGACTTGACGTTGATCTTATACCACATAAGTTTAAATAAAAAGAAAGGGTATAAAATGCCTGTAGTAGGAGTAAGATGCCCGGTTAAAAAGGGTAAGGAACATATCCAAACTATTTCTAGCTGTCTAAAATGTGCGATGACAGGCGACCCTCCTTGTCAGTTTACTCAAGCTGTTCTTTTAGCTATGTTCTCACAGGAAAATAGAGAGGGTATCCATGTTAGTGATTTATTGTCTTGTCCTAGGCAAGCCCTTCTAAAAAAGAGGGTAGATTATACTGTTGATCCAGTTAATCTATGGCATTTGCTTAGGGGGAAGATGATCCACCTTATGCTAGAGAGAGCTACAAAGAGTGCTAAGAAGTCTAAAGACATTGAAGATGCACTTAAAGATTCTCCTCAAACTGATTCTGAGCTAACTTTGCAAATCAAAATAGACGGTAATGTCCTTACTGGGACAGTCGACGAATATATAAGATCAAAAAAGTTAATCAGAGATTACAAATCAGTAAAAAAGATACCTAACTGGAAATACCCTTATAAACACCACCAAGAACAGATAAACATTTATTCTGTTCTACTAGAGCGAAACAAACTGCCAGTTGAAAATGGACAGGTAGTCTACTTTGATATGACTGATGCTAGAAAAGTTAATTGTGAAATATGGCCTAGTGATGACAGGATAGAACTATTGAAAACTAAGATGTCATACTATAAACAAGCCGAAGAAGATATCTATACGAGTGTAACTACAAGAGAATGGAGCTGTACTTACTGTAATCCTGAAATCATCACTGAATGCATGAAGATAGATCTTCATAATAGCTTATCTGGTATTAAACTCAGTAACGAAGATAAACAAAAAATAATTACTGACTTCGGTAATTATCGCAATTTATAGTAATGGTGACAAAGCACCCTCTAATTTAGTAGTGGATACTCTGCCAATTAACTGCCCCTGTACTTCTCCGTTAGAAAATAACAGAATGTTAGGCAGGGATTGTATACCAAGACGCGAAGCTAACCTAGGGCTGTCCTCTACATTTATTGACACAACTTTAACTTTACCATTATACTTATCAACGATGCTTTCTACAGATGGTATCATAACTCTACACGGTACACAGGAAGGCGACCAGAAATCTACCAAGACTGGCCGCCTTTCTTTCAACACTTCCTCAGAGAAGTTTTTCTCATTAACGTGTTTAACTTTACCGTTCCACTCAGGAAGCTTTGTCATCAATAAATCTCCTTTCGAACAAAAATAACGAATGGATAATTATTATCCAAAAGCTAGAGGACAATCAATAGCAACTAACAAGACAAATTTTATTTTAAAGTATAATCAAGCATTTATAAAGCTAAAAAAATCCTTGGTCTTTGAGTTTGATTCTAAGGTACTAAAATACAAGGTTAAATTATAAGTAAAGAAGAGAGAGGTATTATGCCAACACCACCAATTACTAAGCTAAAGAAGAAGGAAATCGACTGGTTGAGCACTCATTACTGTAAACATAGGATGCCCTACTTGTCGCATTATTCATGTTATCTGAAAGAGCAACCACAGCCAGTCGTTGGTTTCTTTGATATCGAGTGCAGTGATCTTAACGCAGATATCGGAGTAATTTTAGCTTGGTGTCTGAAGATTAAAGGCCAAAACAAGATAATTGAAAGGGTAGCTACCCCTAAGGAGCTTCATGACCCTAATTGCATCGACAAGAAAAACGTTGAGGCTGCTGTTAAAGCTGTCACCTCGTGTGATCGGGTTGTAAGCTACTACGGAACTAGATTCGACTTAAAATTTCTTAGAACCAGAGCACTAGTTTGGGGAATAGACTTTCCTCCTATTGGTCAAATTTACCACAGTGACCTTTATTACATTATTAGGAACAGGTTTAAACTACACAGCAATCGCTTAGAGAATGCTTGTAGAGTATTGTTAGGCAAGACTCAGAAAACACACTTTGATCCGATGATTTGGCTTAGAGCTTTGCAAGGACATGAAGACGCGATGAAATACATCATTGACCATTGCCGCAAAGATGTGAGAGAGACTGAAAGACTGTGGAATAAGGTAAATAAATTTGCCAAAGAAACTAATACGTCTATATAACAGGAGCTTCATCTAGATGGACAAAGAGTTAGAACCATCCGATCAAAAGAAGTTGCTAACTATTCTATATCAAACTAACTTCGTTAAAGTAAAACTTGAACAGAAGCTAGCTGCTAAAAGTAAAGAGCTACAAAAAGCACTTGATAAAGAAGTTAGTGCAACTAAAAAATATAAACATGTTAAGAAACAATTGATTAAATATATAGTGGCTTTTCACAGCTCAGCCGTGACACTGGCTATTATTTTATCTCTAGTCATTACTAATTGCTAAACTAAAATATGTTCTGCACAAAAGATTGTCCTATAAGGGACAAACGCAACTTCCCAGCAGTTCCTGGAGCTGGTCCAGACAAAGCTGATCTACTGATCTGTGGCGAAGCTCCAGGGACTCAAGAAGAAAGCCAGGGTCGTCCGTTTGTTGGGCTATCAGGACGAGAGTTAGATAGAGTCCTAGCAAAAACTGGGTATTCTAGAGACAAGATCTTCATAGATAATGTTGTTCATTGTCGGCCTACTGATGCAGAAGGAAAGAATAGGCCACCTGTAGCTAAAGAAATGAAGGTATGCTCTGACTATCTTCTCTCTAACATTAAGAAAGTAGAGCCAAAACTGATTCTTGCTTTAGGGGCTACAGCAGCAAAATTCTTCACTGGAAGAAGCGCTATGAAGAATCTCAGAGGAAAGTATCACTTATGGAATAACATCCCTGTGCTAGTGACTTACCATCCTGCGGCTGGGCTAAGAGGAAGAGCAGATTACCTAAGATTCTTTAGGATAGATGTAGAGAAAGCTATTACTTATGTACAGAAGTCTAAAAAGGAAAAATTGAGGTATCATATTGTAACCAAGAAAAATCTAAAGGCTGTTTTAGATTATCTTGGTCAAGCTAAAGATTTGGTAGTAGATTTAGAAACAACGGGGAGTAACCACAGGAAAGATAAAATAATCTCCGTTTCCTTTTGTGCTAAAGCTGGAGAAGCTTTTTTCTTCGATCTCAACAAAATACAACTTAATGACTTAAAAGAAATCTTAGAAGGTCCGATACCTAAGATCGGTCAAAACATTAAATTTGACATTCACTTCCTAAGGGAGAATGGAATAAATTTAAAACCTATATTGTTTGACACTATGGTAGCCGCACATCTTCTAGATGAAAATAGACCATCTGTTGATCTAGATAGCTTAGCTGCTGACTTTACCGAGCTTGGAGGATATGAAAAGGAATTAAAGACATATAAAGCTGAGCATCCTGAGATTGAAAATGACTATAGTCTTATCCCTCCAGACATTTTAGCTCCATATGCAATGGGCGATGTTGATGCAACTAGACGAGTCTTTTCCAAGCAACTAACTATGCTGAAAGAATCAAAAAAGCTGAGGATATTCAAATACTTATTCATGCCTACCTTACCTAGTATTCTAGCAATGGAACAACGCGGGACTCTCATAGACACAGAATATCTAGAGACATTAGGAAATAAGTACAGCACAGCTCTGGAAGAGATAAAGTCACGCTTATCAAGACGATTTAACAGGATTAAGAGATTTGAAAAGGAAACTGGAAAAGAGTTTAATCCAAACTCGAATGATCATATAGGAAAAGTATTATTTACTGGGAAGAAGGAGCCTAAAAAATTAAGCAAGAAAACCAACAAACCAGTCGTAGACAAAAAAGTTCTGTCTAAAATTAAAAGAGGTGATCCTCTAGTAGTTGAGATATTAAAGCTTAGGGAGTACACAAAAAACAAAAACACATACATCGATGGAATCCTAGATAAACTAGAAAACGGGATTCTTTACCCAAACTTCTCCCAGACTGTGGCTAAGACTTATAGGCTATCCAGCTTTAAGCCTAACATTCAGAACATCCCCCAAAGGGGGGAGCATAAAGTAATAAAAAAGGGTTTTATTTCTCGGGCGGGTTATGTGCTAGTATCTGTAGATTACTCCCAGGTTGAACTCAGAGTATTGGCAACTGTAGCTAAAGATGCAGCTCTTATAGCTGCCTTTAGAACAGCACAAGATCCCATCGCAGAAATTGGATCATTATTGTTCAAAGTTCCAAAAGAAACTATCAGCGACGATCTACGAATTAAAACTAAAACGTTTCTTTATGCAACTATCTATGGGTCCAGCGCCAGGGGACTATCTAACACACTAGAATTACCTATGAGGGAAATACAGAAGCTGCAGGATAATTTGTTTACCAATTATCCTGGTATAAAAGCTTATATATTGACAGTGACTAGTAATGCTAAAGCTAGAGGAATAGTCAAGTCTCCTCTGGGAGCAACCAGACATCTCCCTGATGGCACGGAGGCTCAACTAAGACAGGCTATTAATTTCCCTATACAAAACATGGCTGGGTTTGTTTTGTTTATGGCTTTGAACAAAATTCATACGTGGTTGTCTAAAAACAACGTGGATGCTTATCTAATCAATACTGTGCATGACCAAGTTATAATCGAAGCCAAAACAGAACTATTGCCTGAATTTCCAAATAAAATAAAAGAAATATGCGAATCAGTTGATAAGTCGTTTCAGAAGTATTTTAACTATAAATTCTTAACCCCTCTACCAGTGAAAGTAACAACTGGGAGAACTTGGGGTGAACTATAAAGGAGTAGGTCTATGCGAATCTTCAACCAAGCAATGATTC